ACATTCACACAGTGCTGTAGCTGTATCTACTTCTGCAGTTTCTCCAAATCCTCATAGTCATACTGTTTCTTGGCAAAAAGGACAAGCTGATCAAAACGAGCCTGGAGTTTATGGCGAACTTTATGATGCTAGAACACCTTATAATAGAACAACAACAACATCTACTGTAAGTCTTACTGTTGATGTAAGTACAGGTGTTACAATATCATCTACAGGAAGTGGAGCAGCTCATGCAAACATACAACCTGTTATAGCTGCATATTATATTATGTACATTCCTTAATCTTTTAAACTAACTATAAAATGGCTTGTAATCCTGGCGATCCTTGCTACAACGCATACTATCATCCTAATCAAACTTCTGGATGTTCTCCTTGTGAGACAACAGCAGATCATGTTATATATAATGGACCTAACCTACCTAATACAGGAATTCAAACTGGAGATAATCTAGACTGTGCTCTATCAAAAATAGATGACACTTTTAGTGAAGGTGTTGTTGGTCTGAATGGTACTTCTGGTACATCTGGCTCTAGTGGTAACACTGGAACTTCTGGAGTGAATGGTTCTGGAGGTACATCAGGTTCTTCTGGTTCTTCTGGTACTAATGGCTCATCTGGTTCTTCTGGAAAAGATGGAAGTTCTGGTATATCATCTAATGGTACTAGTGGTACAAATGGTACAGCTGGAAAAGATGGGTCTAGTGGTGTTAATGGTTCTTCTGGTTTGAGTGGTACTGCTGGAACTAGTGCTTCAAGTGGAACATCTGGTATAGATGGCACTAATGGCACTGATGGTTCTAATGGAACAAGTGCTACTTCTGGTACTTCTGGAACTAGTGGTCAAGACGCAACTGCAGGAACTAGTGGAGTTGATGCAACTTCAGGTACAGCTGGTACGAGTGCAAGTTCAGGTACGTCTGCATCTAGTGGATTAACTGGTACTGCTGGCACTGCTGGCACTTCAGCATCTTCTGGAACTGCTGGTAAAGATGGAGATAGATATTTAACAAGTTCTACAACTTCTTTATTAATAGGAACAGGATCAAAAAGTTTAATAGTAGGAACAGGACTAGCATATAGTATTGCACAGACAGCTATCATAGTATATGATGGAAGTAATACAATGCAAGGAACTGTTACCTCTTACAATAGTGGAACAGGTGATATAGTGATTAATGTTACCACTGCAGTGGGTTCAGGAACTTATGCTGTATGGACAGTGAATCTATTTGGTGCAGCTGGTGGTAATGGTACTTCTGGAATAAATGGTACCTCTGGCACAGCTGGTACATCTGCTTCCTCAGGTACATCTGGAACTACAGGTACATCTGGTACCTCTGCATCTTCTGGAACTTCTGCATCTTCTGGTACATCTGGAACAAATGGCACCACTGGTACATCTGGAACTAATGGTACTTCTGGAACTAATGGTACATCAGCTACTAGTGGATTAACAAATGGTACATCAGGTACATCAGGTACCTCAGGTGCTAATGGTGGTGCTGGACCAACTGGTCCAAATGGAACTAGTGGAACTAGTGGTACCTCAGGCACCTCAGGTGCAAATGGTGGTGCTGGTCCAAATGGAACTAGTGGAACTAGTGGAACATCAGGTGCTAATGGTGGAAATGGTTCTTCTGGTACTTCTGGTACTTCTGGTGCTAATGGTGGAAATGGTTCTTCTGGAACAAGTGGTACAAGTGGTGCTAATGGTGGAAATGGAAGTAGTGGTACTTCTGGAGCTAATGGTGGAGTTGGTTCAAGTGGTACTTCAGGATCATCAGTAGCACTTTCTGGAACAACTAATACAATAGGTAAATTTACAAGTGCATCAACTCTTGGTGATGCTCCTATAACAGATAATGGAACTATAGTTAATTTTAGTAGATATGTATCTATTAATGCTGTTGGTGGCTCAGGACAAAGTCTTGAATGTAGTGGAGGTGTATATAGTGCTACAGAAGTAAAGAGTAGTGGTCACTTTGTAAATGACGTTGTAGATAAAGGTATATATAACTCAGCATTAGGTTTTTCATTTTATGCAATTACAGCTACAGGATGGGTATCTAATACAGCCATCTCAGCAACAGCATTTTTTGAGACATCAGATATTAGATATAAAAATGTATTAGAATATAATCCTCAAATAGATTTATTAGGAATAGACGTAATTAAGTTTGTAAGAACTGACGATGACACAAATAAAGTTAGATATGGTTATTCTGCTCAACAAGTACAATCAATACTTCCAGATGCTGTTGTAGGAGAAGATAAACTATCTGTAAACTATATGGATGTACATACATTAAAGATAGCAGCATTAGAAAAACGTATTGCAGAACTTGAAGCTAAATTAAACAAATAATGAGTTGGAATACATTACTACCTAATCAGTGTATATCATTTAATAATTTACAAGATGCTTGTAACATAGGATTATTTTTATTTAGTCAACCTATTCCTGTAAGTACTGAACAAATTACTAAACAAAACTTTGAAGATTATATACTTGTACCCACTAGTGTATCGCAATATCCTCCATTTGTTAATAAGTCTCAAAATCAACTAGTTGTAAAAGAAGATATTGCCTTATATGGAAATGCTACATTAGTTCCTAATTATGGTATATCTTTTACAGGAATATATTATACTGATTTTACTAATCAATCACCAGTAGGAATTTGGAGTCTTCCTGCATCTTCAACTCAAATTTCTCAATATTATTCTGAATTTGGTGGTCTTTTTTATCCTTATTTATATATAGAAGTTGATGGTACTAGTACTAGCCCATCAGGATTTTTTAGTGTGACATTATCTGTAAATGGAAATGTAGTCTCTGATGGTACTTTTTTTAATGTAAGTGGACCACAAGCTGCTATAGTTTTTCTTAATAATGAAATTATATATGCTCCTAATGATATAGAATTAACTATCATTGATGGACAAGCAACTCCTATAAATTTTACTTTCCAAGATCAGAATGGAGGAATTCCTATAACAGCAGTATCTATGAATAGAGGATCTGGTCAATATCAAATGGTAGCAACTGGTTCTGCTGGAGGAAATATAGGTTTCTTACAAGGAAGTTTATATAGATCTATTGATTATGGTGCAACGTGGCAAGCATCTTCTACAAATACATTATATTATTGGCAAAGAATAGCAATGTCTGACACTGGTCAGTATATGATTGCTAGTTCATTAAATGGTCCACTATTTTTATCTAGTAATTATGGTGCGTCTTATGATGATATAACTACTAGAATACGAGGAAATGCTACAGAATATTTTGAAGGAACAGGAATGTCTGGAAATGGACAGTATATAATTGTTTGCTATGAATTAGGTAATTCTACCTATACTACAAAGATTTCAAACAACTATGGAGCACCTGGCTCTTGGTCAGTTATTCCAGGAATATCATACAGTGCTTCACCTCCTGTTGGGAGTGGTTACAGTATTCAAGGAGTGGCAATAAGTGACACTGGTCAGTATATATATCTTTCATTTACTAGTGGTTTTACTGGAGAAGTTTATAAGTCATCTGACTATGGTGCTACATGGCAAACAGTATATCCTGGAACTCAATATGTAGTAGATATTAGTTGTAGTAGTGATGGTTCAACTGTTGTTGTAACAGGATCTACTAGTGGTTTTGGTGGAGGATATTTATCAAGAGGATATATGTTTAAGTCTACTAATTATGGAGCATCTTTTACCAGTATTACAAATGGAGACTCTTTAAGAAGGTGGTACAGAGTTGGACAATTATATACATCTACATCTCCTTCTGGATATGGCACTGTAATGACTTATGCAGGTGACTCTCCTAACCAAATAACTTTTCCAGCAGAAACATATCCTGTTGGTGGTGATACTTTAGGATCTGTTATTAATAGTAATCTTACTGGTATGGGACAAAGACCATTTACAGATTGTGCTGTAGGTGGTACAGATGGAGTATATAGATTACTTGGATCAACAACTGGATTATTTAGATCAATAACTGGAGGAGGCTCATGGACTCAACTTTAATATAAAAAACCAAATATAATATGACAGTCTTAGTAACATTAACTTTAGCAGGGACAGACGTAGGTCCCTTCAACCTTTATTCAAATGTAGATGGATATACTACACCATTAGCAACAGGAATAACTAGAGCTGCATTATTGGCAGGGTACAGCCTTACAGGTGTTCCAGACACAGCTTCTGTTATCAGAGCACAATCTACAGGCACTTGTACAAATTTTCTTGATATGCTTTTAAGTGGTGCAACAACCACTACAACTAGTAGCACTTCTACAACAACCTCTACAACTACATCTGTTGTACCATGTCTCACTGGTGACACAAGTGCTGTGGCATCTTGTTTAGGTGGAGAATCAGCGTTGTTCACAGTAAGTGCAGGAAATCTAGCATTAATCACTCCTGGTGGATACTTTAATGGTGGAAGTGGTACAAGAACATATGCATGTTACATTATGAATGCTGCTAATGATACAGTTTTATATACGTTCACTTACACTCAGACAAGCATGAGTCCAGGAACTTGGACATCAACATTACCTTCTAACATCTTATCTGCAGGTAGCTATCGTTTAAGAACAGACACTGTGAACTGTTTCACTAGTTCTGGTTCATTTAGTTTAAATGCTACATGTAGTGCACCTGATTAAAAACCTCTGTTTGTTGGTTTACAGAAGGTCTCCCCTAGGGTTTCTACCCTGGGGGTTTTTTGTTTAAACTCTAACTAAAAAAGTTATTCTATATAATTAAATTAGTTAACAAAATTTTGAAAATGTCAAAAATAATTCCTACCTTTACAGTAATTTTAACTAAACTAAACTACATATGCCTGAAAATCAATCCTTGCTGCAACAGCTAGAAGAGATTCTACACTGGAAAAAAAGTAAAAAGTTCTATGCTGATAAGCTTGGAATTACAGAGTTTGAGGTGGATGAGCTATTAAAAGAATTAAGAAATCAAGAGAAGAGTGAAGAAGATGCTGAGATAGGGAACTATATTGCTGATCTAGAAAACAGGGTTATTAAGTTTACAGAAGATCTAGCTAAGGGTACAGGAGAGGTTGTAGCCAACTTTAGCGAAGAGGTTAAGAGTCTTGATGAGCTTATTGAGAAATGTAAGATAGATACAGAGAAGTGGGAGATAACCAAATATGTTCAAAACTTCTGGGGAAATGGAAACAATCCTCATTGGCAAGTCAAAGCATGGTTAGGGAAGAAGTCTACAGAGCAAGTTTTTCAAGATGTGTTTGTAGACTTTTTAGCTTCATATAAGCCTGTATCTCAAGAAGTTATGAGTCCTAAGGTTGACTTTAACAAACCAAATGGTATGTTAGTTATCAACAAACAAGACTCTCACTTAAACAAATGGGACATAGATGGTAACAATAATGTAACAGATAGACTAGCTAACATTATGTACAAGGTGGAACTGATAGCTAATCAAGCTCAGTTATCCAACAACTTACAGAACATAACTTACATAATAGGATCTGATGAGTTTAACAGTGAGTATACCAATGCCACTACAAAAGGAACTCCTCAACAGAACACACATACATATCATACATCTTTTGAATACATCTGTGGACATGAGGTTTTGATGATTACAATGTTATTACAATATGCTCAAAATGTCAATGTGATCTATGTGGCAGGTAATCATGATGAGTTTGTAGGTTGGCATTTAGTTAACTGGTTACAAACCTACTTCAGAAATACAGAGAGATTAGCATTTGATTTATCTCCTAAGTATAGAAAGTATGTAAGCTATGGTGATTCAGCATTGATGTTTAACCATGGAGATGCTATTAAACCAGCTAAGCTTGCAGCTTTATTCCCAATAGAGTTTAGAGAACATTGGTCTAGTCATAGCAAGTTCTACATTTTTACAGGAGACAAACACCATGAGGTGAGTCATGATTTCAATGGTATAAAGTTTTATCAAATTCCAGCATTTTCAAATGCTAAAAGTCTTTGGGACGACAAGATGGGTCACACAATGTCCAAGGCAGAAGTAACAGGATTTTTAATAGATGACTGTGATGGAATGACAAATATATTCAAACAGTATTTATAATGGCAACATTAAGACAAATGGTTTCAGATGTACGTTCAGTACATAAATTGCTCACTACAGATAATCTAATTACTGATAGAGTGGTTGCGTCTGAAATCAAGAACAACACATTTTTACTAATCAAGCGTGAGACTAATCTCAGAAAGCTTTGGGCTACTGATACTGTATTCCAAACACTTCCTTGTTTGGAAATGGTAGAGGTACCTATTTCTGATTGTTGTGAATATGTGGACCCTTGTCAAGTTGCAAGAAGCAAATATAAGCTTCCTCGTATCAGTGAAGGAAACTATCAATACTTAATCCAAGGTGTTTATTCTATCAACGCTATGGGTGGTAAAGGAAAAAGATTCAAAGAGATTACAATCAATAGATACTTAAATCTATTGAAGCTACCTATTATCAGAGCTGAACAATACTATTGGATAGCTAATGGTGGGTATTTATATATTAACAATCCTCACTTACAATCAGTTAGAATATCTGCATTCTTTGAAGAAGATGTTCCAAACAGTATTTTATATCCTGATGGTTGTAGTTGTGGAAACATTCCCACTGTAACTGATGAGGAATATTGTATTAATCCATTAGACAAAGAATTTGGATGCCCAGGATACTTAATAACACAAGTGTTACAACTTACTTCTCAAAAACTATTATCGACATACTTTAGCATTAAAACAGACCAAACATTTGATGGCATTGATGGACAAGCTCCCAATGCAAAACCAACAAGCTAATGCGTACTAAGATAGACTGGAGAAGCTCTAGTAAAGAAAACTATAGTAACTTTTGTAAGAAACATCCCACCATAAAAATTACATTTGATGAGTGGCGAAACATTATATATTTATATAATGACAATTTTAAAAACTACATTCTAGAAACAGGAGAGAAAGCAAGACTTCCTTTTGGCTTTGGTGAGTTCTCTATCAATAAAAAGAAGAGAAGAAAAACAAAGACAGTTGATGGAAAGGAGATAGTTAACCTACCAGTTGATTGGCAAAAGACAAAACAAAAAGGAAAGATTATCTACAACTTCAACTTCCATACAGAAGGGTTCTTCTTTGGATGGATTTGGTTTAAAGAGTCTACTAGAATTCGTAATATAAATCTGTGGTATTTCAAACCTTCTCGTACCACTTCTAGATTGCTGTCACATTACATAAAAACAGATGATAAATACCAACACATTTATTGTGAATGGAAAAAATAAAAGAACATGGCATACTACTACAGATACAATTTTGTCTCACCTGAACCAATTTATTCAGTTGTTAAGGAAGAGTTAAAATCTTACTTTGACACAGGAGCAGTGGATGATTTGCTTTTCCCTACTTACTTAGACAAATGTCTACAGAAGTTGGGTAGGTCAAGTTATGTCATTGCTGAACAAACATTGGATATTTCTGGCTTTGAGGCTAGACTTCCTGACAACTTCTTTGCTGTTAGGGAAGCTTGGATGTGTACAGAGATACCATCTAACTACCCATATCAAACAGCTAACTCGTTCTATTCTCAAGCTGCTTCTCAAACAACAATACAAGTCTCTCCTATTATTAGTGGAACTGTACCATGTACAAATCCACAATGTACAACAGGATGCCCTACGTGTATGCCTGATATCATCCAAGCAGTATATAAAACCAATCAACAGATTGCTAGATCAATAAAGAGAGAATACTTATTAAAACCAGGTAATATATCTTGTCAAGGTAAGTGTGATGTAAGTTATACAGATGCTTGGGAATTCTACACACCTGCTCCTCCTATACATGAGTTCACTCCAGGATCAGCAGGATATGATAGCTTTGACATTAGAGATAATAAATTTGTCACCAACTTTGGTTGTGGTATAGTTCATATGATATTCTATGCTACAGACTATGATGCTATTGGTAATCAGTTAATTCCTGATAACTATCGTATTAGAGAGTTTGTAGAAGCGTTTATTAAATACAAAGTGTTTGAGACATTGGCTAATCAAATCAATGATGAAACTTTTAATCAAATACAACAGAAGCTAGCATATTACAAACAGTTACATGATGAAGCATTCATTATGGCTTACACTGAAATTAAGAAGCAAGACGCATGGACTAAACAAAGAAGAGTAAGAAATGACTTACAACGCTTTGGACAATATGAATTACCAAATAGAAGCTCAAGATATGGCAGAGGATGGAATAGATAATCAAGGAACATCTAACGTAAGACAAGAATTTAATCTTGGCAGAGTTGGATTAGACATGGACTCTTCTGTAAATCAAATACAGAAGGGTAAGCTTTCTTATGCTCTAAACGCAGCATTAGAAAACTTTGACGCTAATTCTGTAAGCTATCAGAATGAGCCAAGTAATGAAGCTTGCTTAGAGTTTCCTGAAGGCTTTCAGCTTATTGGAACTCATTTCATACAAGAGAAAAACAAACACATATTCTTCTTAGCTAATCCTCAAACAGGAGGAAGTGAGATAGGATATATGGATAACAATGATTGTGTATATCGCACACTTTGTACTCCTATTCCTGATACAGAGTTGATAGTTTGTGCTAACTCAGACTGTTTAAACTTTGATATAAACTATCCAATACACAAAGCTGTACATAAGATTACAAACTGTACCACTGAGATTTATTGGACTGATGGATTGAATCCAAGAAGATATATTAACATTGAGCAAGTTCCATATGTTTTTTCATATGAAGGAGATAGCACTTGTGATCCAACTATTCTAGTAGTAGATGGACAAGGAGTTCTTGATTGTAATAAGTTAGATGTACAACCTAACTTTCAAATTCCTAATATAGAAGTTGCTGACATTGTTGTAGGAGGAGATTTAAAAGCTGGTACTTATCAGTTTGCTATTCAGTATGGTAACTCTTCAGGAGATGCTTATACATCCTACTTCTCTATAACTAATCCTACATCTATTGCTAATACAGAAATAACAACTCCTGATTTTCAATATTCTGTAGGTGAATCTATTGTATTAAATATTACTAACTTAGATGTTACAGGATACTTCCAATACTTTAACTTAGCTGTTATAAAGACCATTAATAATGGTACCACTGTAGAATTAGTGGGAACATATAACATTGAAGAAAGGTCTACATCAATTACTTATACAGGACAGAACACAACTCAGATTCCTTTGAGTCTTGCAGATGTTCTTGAAAAGTTTCCTTATTATGAAATTGCTCAAGATGTAACAAACGTACAAGATGTTATTGTTTGGGACAACTTAACTTCTATTGATAGAATCAACTATCAAAGCGTTGCTAATCAAATACAACTTCAATGGGAGACATACAAACTACCAGCTGGTAATACTTATGCTGATGGTTTTTATACTTCCAACTTAAGAGGATATTTAAGAGATGAGGTCTATGCATTTGAAATTGTATTCTTATTAACCAATGGTAAGCAAACAGATGGTTTTCATATTCCTGGTAGATCACCAATTTTTAATGATTTAACTCCTATTTATGAAACTGGTCCTAATGCAACTCCTGACTTCATAGGTACTGCTACTAATATTGAACCTGTTACACTTTATAAATATAGTCCTAATTGGAAAATATATAACACAGCTAGTGTATCTACAACGTATCCTGTTCCTACAGACAATACTAGGAAGATAGGAGATGCCTATCCTTATCAATCTGGAGACTTTGCATATTGGGAGTCTACTGAGGAGTATCCATGTAACGTAGACGTATGGGGAGACTTAGCTGGTAAACCAATTAGACACCATAAGTTTCCTGATGTTCTTGTAAGTCCTTACTTTGAGAGCCCCACCATTATATATACTGGAGGTCAAATAGAACCTGTAATGCAAGTTGCTAATGCTATCTATCCAATAGGTGTAAAGATAGATGTACAACAAGTGACTTTTGCTATTCAAAATTCTAGTTTAACAAATGAAGAGAAGGCATCTATTGCTGGATTTAAAATAGTAAGGGGTAATAGAAGCACAAACAAATCTATTATTGCTAAAGGTATTCTTAGAAATGTAGGTAAATACACTAGAGAAGATCCTAGTGATCCTAATGCTACATACTACTACTATCCTAACTATCCATATAATGACTTAAGTGAAGATCCATTCTTGCTTGAGAGAAACAATGCATACAACTCTCAATGTGATACGTTCTCTATATCAGTGACAACTCCTGGTATCTTACAATACACAAACTGTTATACAGGAGAAGCAGATACACAAGCATTTGATAGTAGCACCACTGAAATATGTTCTATTACACTTCCTGTTGTAAATAGTCCAGGAGCAGCTACGTTTACAAATATTACAACTACTACTTATACAATTACAAATAATTCACCTGTTTTCTCTGTTACATTTAATTATACAGATCCAGTTACAGGAGCATTACAAACTATAATAATAGATGGTTTTGCATTAGGTATAAACACTAAAACATTTAATTCTATCACTGTACCTGTGCGTACAGGAGGATCAACTAATTATAAAATAGTAGCTAGCAACACAAGTGAAAACTTAAATTGTTATCCTAATAAATTAGATGGATTTAATAATCCTGAGTCTGCTTACAGACAAGTATTTAATTCTCCAGAAACATCTTTTGGACAACCTACACTAGGTAATGTTCTTAAGTTAGAGAGTGTATTATTTGGTGGAGGAAGAGCTCATTTTGTTGAAGTGCAGAAACATGCTATGTATAAGCTTATCACTGAACAAACACAAGTTGATGCTTTGAACTCTAGTAAGAGAATAGCTGATCTTGGAGGATTTAGTGCTACAGCATTCTTCACAGCATATCAGACTTACTTACAGATTTATATTAATGGTATTAGTAGACAAAACTTTGCATATTCATTTAACTCTAGATCTAGTTATGACTATAGTGCAGATGTTCCTAATAATCAAAAAATTAAACAAAGACAACTTGATCTAGCTCAATACGTATTCCCAGGTGTGCAGAACGTAGGTGATAATTATGATCTTAATAACTGGAATAGAGAGTCTTCAGTTTATGTTAAAACTATTGATGTTAGAAATGGAATACCTGTATCACCTTTACCATATCCTAATGATACTCCTTCTCTTGTTATAGCAGGTGTAAGTCAAATTAGTGACAATTCAAGATTTACAATTTCAGAAGCAGAAAACTGTGCTAGTCCTGAAGCTCAGAGAGATATCAAAGTAGTATCTTACTATGGTTCTATAAAGGTTATTAATAATGGTCAATATGGACAAATCTATTCATATCAAACTATTGACACAGGATTCCAAAGAATATTCAGTGCAATATCTGCTAATGATCCTGAAGTGATATTTGGTGGTGATACATATATTGGTAAGTTTGGATTTAAAACAAAGCTTCCTTTCTTTATTGACAATAGAGTGAATGCTCCAGATGATTCTGATATATACTATGATGAGATAGGTAATGTAGCTTACCCACAATATTGGTATTCAGCAAGATCTATCTTGTCTGATTTTACTGTAGGCTCTACTGTAATGAAGAACATAATCTCTACCAAAGCACATTATTTTGATTGTCCTAATGATGATATTGTTGACAATGCTACAACAACTACATCAACTACACCTGCTCCAGGAACAGTAACAGCTGGTTCTTTAAATTATGTATATAGTGGTAAGATGTATTTGTTTGCTTATGGTATTCCTTACTATTATGTAGAGAGTTCTATTAATGTAGACTTACGTCAAGCATTCAATAACTTAGAAGGTGACTTCTATCCACATGTAAGTTCAGGTATTCCTGATACTTGGTTCCAAGAAAGTAGAGTTCCTATTGCTCTTGATAATACTTATTATTACAATACAACCTTCTCTAAGCAGAATGTAGAGAACTTCTTCTCTCACTTGCCTGCAGATTGGATACAGCAATTGTGTTATAAAAACTTCCCATTCAGAGCAATATACTCTGATAGACAAGAAAGCTATTCTGATAATAGAATAAATAGCTGGTTGATATATCGTCCAATAAGCTTCTTTGATTTCCCTCAAAACTATGGTAATCTTATATCTTTAGATGGTATTCAGAACAGAGCTACATTAGCTAGATTTGAGAACAAGACATTGTTATATGGTAACATGTTAACATTGAATACAAGTAATCCTCAAGCAGCTTATTTAGGTAATCCTTCATTATTCAGCAGTGTTGAACCACCTCCTATAGATTATGCTGAGACAGATCTTGGATATGTTGGTTGTCAAAATAAGATGTTGCTTAAGATACCTCAAGGGCAGATAACTATTGATGCTAAGAGATGTCAAGTATTTTTAATTCAAGGAACACAAGCAACTGATATTTCAGGATTTGGTTCTGGTCTTAATAGATTCTTTACAAATCATTTAGCATTTGAAATACTAAGATACTTCCCAACAGTTAACACAGATAATCATTTTAAGAATATTGGTATTCATGGTGTGTATGATAGTGTATTTGAAAGAGTAATAATTACTAAGTTAGACTATGTTCCACAACCAGGTAAAGAGGTATTTTATGATGAGGTGGTTAAACAGTTTTATGTTGACCAACCAGTAGCTGGTGATCTTGTAGTTAAGAAATATATCGAGGTGACAGATCTTGAATACTTCTGTAACAAATCATGGACTGTTTCATTTAACTTCAATACAAAGAGTTGGGTGAGTTTTCACACATATCTTCCTAACTTCTATATAGGAGAAAACAGTTTCTTCTATTCTGGATTAAATGAAGGTTGTGATGTCACAGCAGTGGCAGTTGTACCAATACCTTCTCCAACCACAACAACTACAACAACAATAATTATATATTGTAACCTAACTGGTACAGCAGTAGTAACAGGATATCCTTGTCTTTTAGAAGGAACAGCTACAGAACAAACTACTACCACAACTACTACTACTACTCCTCCAAATTGTACTTTAACAGCAGGTAGTGTTCAAGTGAGTTATTTATTGTATTCTGAAGATAGATTTCATTTTAGCAACAGTATTCTTGGAACATGTATTGCTGTAGCAAGTCCTGCTTACTATGAACCAGGAGCATTACTTTTTGATCCTGTAGTAAAAATATTCCAAGATCCACAAGGTTTAGTTCCTTTTCCATATACTTATGTAACTGACACACTATTTTCACCTCCTACAGCTATATATAACTATAATAGCACCACAGGAGTTGTAGGATCATATGTAAGTTCATGTTTATAAAATAAAATAATATGCCATTTTCAGTAATAACATTAGCAGCAGCAGGGGCAGATACAGGACCTTTTGATTTATATTCAGATGATGATAGTTATGCTGTTGCATTTGAAACAGGGGTTAGTAAAGCTAATTTATTGGCTGGATACTACACGTTTGTTCCTAATGCAGCTACTGTAGTTAGAGTTAAATCAGCTAGTGCATTGTGTACAAACTTTGTAGATATGGAAATAACTAGTACTACAACTACAACTACAACACCAGCTCCAATATATAATTACTATACATTTACACCTTGTAATGGTGGTGCAGGAACTGATTATAGAAGCATATTATCATTAGCATTAAACGATGTATACGCATTCCAAGAATCTCCTCCTGACAGAGCTTGTTATACAATTACAGATATAACAGCAGCACCTAATACAAATGATTTACCTACACTATATGGACCTAAAGCTGGAGGATGTTTAGATGGTGATTGTATACAATTATAATTAAAAAAGATGGCTAAAACAGTAATAATAAGATTAACATGTGCAGGTGGCAGAACAGGACCCTTTGATATCTCTGATAACTTAGGGACAGTTTTGGGTACTGATATAACTAAGCAAAATCTTATTGATGGATACACTGTTAGTGTTGCTGATGCTGTTACTACAATAGTTATTCAATCTCAAGGTAAGTGTTCTACTAGTATAAACGTTACTATTGGCACTGCCACCATAGAACAACTTGCTGCTTTAGATTACACTGTGTGTAATACAGGATCTATATGGAAGCATTTAGATGATACAATACATTATAACAAATACTATGGTAATGTAGAACCATACATAATTGAATATCCATTTGCTTATCAAACCTATGATGAGATACTTCAGAATGTTAAAGATTATAGTAAGGTGTATAACTATATACCATCTGTAGATGGAGTGGTTAATGAAACTGCTAAGATAGAGGTTGATAATCAATGGTTTAACAAAGCTGTTCTATACAATGGACAACAGTCTACAGGTATATTAGAACTTGTACCAAAGCCAATCAACAACCTAAAACAATACTTAGCTTACCCAATATATAATGACTTTAGCAAGACTATCACTTATACTAAGTCAGATAACTTCTATCAATATAATACATTCTGGGGATTAGTTAAGAATAAATCATTACCTTTGTTTAGAACAAGTTGTGAATCTTTATCAATAGATAAGATTGTAAATCAAGTGAATATGGATTATGGAAAACGTTCATTTAAGAAAGAACCATTGAGAGCCAAAGATCTTAAGGTGAGACACATTCTTGACAATAGCTCTGAAGCACACATAGTTTCTCAATTCATTGTTGCACCTGCTCAAATCTCTTATAAATAATGGTTAACTGGTTAGACAAATATGAACAAGGAGGCTTAGTCTTAAAGAAAAAGACTAAGGATAACTATGGCAAGAAAGCTAATCCTAATGATGTCCAAGCGTCTGTAGGTCCTGACTTTGTAGGACTTGGATATAACATTAAGGGTAGGGACTATTCTCCTGCATGGGGTGGGCGATTTGCTATGGGTGGTAGCATGCCAGGTGCTGTAGGATTCATGTACGCACGTACACAAGACCCTGCTCCTGCTAATGGCAAGTATACTAAGAAGACAAAAGCAAGTGCTCAGAATGGTAAAAAGGTAGATAAGCCAAATCCAAATGAAAAGAAATATCAAGCACCAGATAAAAAAGAAATTGTAAATTGGTTTAAAAACTATTATGCTTCTCCTTTGTTTAAAGAAAACTTATACAATAAAGGTCTTCCAGATGAGGGAACTAAAGTAGGGAAAGAAACAACAGATGTAATCAATAAATTAAACTTTACATACAATGATCTTGACTCTTTAGGAAATCCAGATATTACTTCATATGATAATGACAAGACTATAAATATGGGTGATCCAAATAAATATTGGAATCAACCAAAGTCTACTGCATTAGCTCATGAACTTGCCCACGTTAATCAAGATGAGATATTAAGTCATCAGCCTAGACATCTACTATACATGCTTAATCGTAATAAAAACATGGATAGAAAATCTGAGGCAAACAGACTATTTTCATTAGCAAATCAAAAGCCTGTTAACCCAGCTATTCCTACAGCACCATATAGATTAAGTGAATTAAAAGAGTGGGTAAAATTAGAAAATAGTGGAAGATCACCTTGGATGCATGATGATAGTATAGGAGAGATAAGAGCAGATGTAATGGCATTAAGATACTTAGCAGCTAAAGAAGGAATTTGGGATGCAGTAACAAATAAACCTGGTTCATTTACTCCTGAAATGTTAGATAAGTTATATAAAATAAAAGACTTAAATACACCTATGGTGACTTATGATCAGTATGGAGTAACACGTAGTATACCTAATCCAGAGAGTTTAAACCCTAATGATTTAAAAAATGTAGCACCTCCTAAAAAACCAGGAATGATTCTTGAGAGACTTAGAAAGAGATACAGAGATAGTGAGTTGATAGACTTAATAAATTGGTTAGCTAAGAACGAAGATACAACTCCTATGGATCAGGCTCAGAATGGTACAGAGATGAAATTCTACCAAGAAGGACTAGACTTCAAACCTAAGACTATATCTAAGAATGGTTCTGCTATTAAAGATGATATGGGACAGTGGGCTCATCCAGGTGAGATAACACAGATAGGTTCTAATGAAATAACAATGAAGGGAGTTGAGTATCCTGTACTTGGTATATCTGATACAGGTGATAGAAAGATGATGTATCCTGGTAAAGATTATAAGTTTGATGGTAATATGGTTACAGAATACCCACTAGCTCAAGATGGTGAGAACATTACCAAAAAACTGAAGAAAGAAGCTGAGGAGAAATTAGAAAGGATGAAGAAGCCTAAGGCTACTGTGTCTCAATACACTCCTAAGAAAGGAGAAGCAGAGAGATTAGATAGAGAGAAGTTACAAAGAATAGCTGATGAAAACAAACCATTAAATAAGTTTGCTAGATCTAAAGCATCTGGTAATCTACAAGATGCTATAGAAGCAGCATTGATAATGGAAGGTGGATTGGCAGCAGGTAAGCTTGTTGGCAAAGGTGCTAAAGCTGCAGGTAAATATCTTACAGAGGAAACAGCTTTAAAGAATGCTTATAAGTTAAATCCTTTAGCATTTAAACCTAAGACAGATGCTTATTATAGAATGATAGGTGAAGGAGGATATGCAGATGCTCTAGAGAGTGGTGTAGTTAGACCTCCAAAAGAACTAGGTCAAGAGTATGCATATTATAATAAAGGATATCCTTTAGATACAAGATTTAGAAACGCTACTGGAAGAGCAGGATATGAAGGGCCTTATATGGCAGAAGTAAAAGGAAATAAAGACTTGTTTGTAAATGATAATCCACAAGGTTTTACTGGACCTATGTTTGATGATCCTATTTATTACTCAAAACAAAATATACCAATTGGTAATTCAGATGTTAAGTTATATAAAGAAAATTGGTTAAAAAGATATAAAGAAGTTTCTAAAAAGGAAGATGGTGGCTGGTTAAACAAATATAAATAAATCATACAATAGAGTATAATATGAAAGACCAAATATTAAAGATTGCTAAAGTAAAGTCTGAGAAGGAATTCTACAAGAAGTATCCTACAGAAGAAGCATTTATGAAAGCTCATGGTAAAGAGTTAAAGAAAGCTGCTATGGGTAAGTCTATGGTAAACAAACAGTTACACCAACTTACAGACTTTGGCAATCCTCCTATTGCTCAATATGGGGGTGCAGTTAATCCTAATACAGGAATGTTTAACATGCCTATGAGTGGACAGTCTGTAAGTCGAGTTGATACAATGGCTGCAGGTTATGGATCAGCTGCTCCTCCTGAAGGGTTTGGTAATGTAGAAGGTGGTGAAGGAGCTGGTGCAGCAGGAGTAGTAGGGGCAGCTATTGGTGCATTGCCAGGAATCATAGGTGGTATCCAAGCAATGGAAGCACAGACAAAATCAATAAATAAAGCATATCAAGCTAGAGAGTTATCAGAACTAGCTTTACAAGCTAGCTCTACAAGAGAGAAAGTTAAACGTAAGTATGTAAGACCAGAAGATAATATTGCACAGCCTGGACAGTTAGGTAATCCTTATGGATCAGGTACAAACTTTTTATCTAAGAATGGTAGAACGATTGGTGGCAATCCTACAGAGATTCAGAACATGTACAATCCTGGTGACATCTATACAGATGCTGGATATGAACCATTAGAGTCTCAGAAGTTAAAACAATATAGACAAGGAGGTGATCTTCCTGAAGCAGCATTTGGAGATTACTTTCAAAGTTCTGGTCAAGCACAGATTGGTAGTGCTGTAGGTACAGCAGCAGGTAGTCTTATAGGTGGACCATTAGGTGGTGCAATTGGTGGACTTATTGGTACAGCAGCTGGTAACTTATTAGGTGGTGCTAAACAAGCAAGAGAACTAGAGGCAGAGAAAAAGAAAGCTGAGATGAACACTCAACAAGCTGCGTTCCAACAAGCTCAACAAAATCAGTTTGGTGCATATATGGAGCAAGGTGGTAAAGTGGATGTAGGTAATGAATATAAGTGGGTTAGTCATACATGGCAACCACAAACAATTGCTAAGTTTGGTGAGTATAATGTTAAAGACTTGTTAAAGCCACCTACAGATGCAGATATGCTAAGAAGTGGTGGTCATTTAAAAGATGAGTATTATACACCTCCTAGTGCAGAAGCATTGTTTACTGGCAGACCTGAGCGAAAGCCTTTAACTATGGAACAGGGTGGACAGATGGCTATGGGTGGTGACTTAGAAGTAATTGAAGGTGGTAAGGCAGAAACTATCTCTTACAATCCTTTCCTACCAGATGGTGGTGAGACTATAATGTTTAAAGGAAGATCTCATGACAATGGTGGTATTCCTATTAACTTTGGTGAGAATGGTGTAGAGGTTGAAGGTGGTGAGCCAGCAGTTAAATTAAGAGATGGTGGAAATGAAAGTAATATGGTTGTCTTTGGTAACATGAAGTTATCAAAGATGGCTGCTGATGAGTTTGGTATCCCAGATGCAAAAGGCAAGAAGTTCAAACATGTTGCTAATGAAATAAGCAAGGTGGAGAAAAAACAAAATAAACTAATAGATCAAGCTACAGAAAGAGCAGACATGACTACAGGAAGTAGTGGTTTTGATCAATTAAAAATGAATACAAGTCAAGCTCAACTTATGGGTGCTAATATGAAATTAAGAAGTGCAGCTATTTTAAAACAAAACCTAGGAGCTGTTCAAAATGCTATTCTTGATACAGCTAGTGAACTAGGTGTAAAAAGTGATGAGTTGGCTCAAGGAAAATTAGTAAAAGAAAAAGATCCTCGTATGATGGCTAAATATGGTAAGAAATTAAAGAAGGCTCAAAGTGGTGACTATGAATATCTTGGTCCTAAAGAAGAAGAGTTTAACTTTTCTGATATAGGTACTGGTGGTGTAATGTCTGGATATGATCAAAATATGAATTACTTTGATCAATCAGGAAATCTAGTAGATCAATCTGGAGATCTTCCTGGAGTAGTTGAAATAGCTGGAGTAGGTGGAGGTGGAGGTGAAGGTGGAGGATTTGGACAAACATTAAAGTCATTAGGAAGTACTTTAGGTAAAGGACTTGAGAAGTATGGTCCTACTCTTCTATCTAATCTAGCACCATTGCTAAGACCTAGAACTAAATTAGGTCTTGATCCTGAAGAACTATATCCTGAATACTTTGCTATAGCTACCAATCAGTTAGAACCTGTACAGGCTCAGACGTTCCAGCCAATGCTAGACACTCCTATGGATATTTCTTTTAATGATCAGCTTAGTGCTATTGATTCTCAATCTAGAGCAGCCATCAGAGCAGCAGGTTCAAATCCAGCTGCCCAAGCAATGATTATGTCTCAAAGCTTAGAAGCTAAGAACAAAGTTTTGGGAGAGCAAACAAGAATCAATGCTGCAAACAAGATGCAGACCTATGATAAGAACAGAGCAATATTGAATGATGCTCAGCTTAAAAACTTACAAATTCTTGATAATCAATATGTTAGACAAGCTCAAGCTAAATCTAACACTAAGGCTCAGACACTTGAAGCCCTTAAATCTATTGCTGCTAAAACTGCTCAGAATAAACTTGAGAATAGAACACTTAATACCTATGAGAACATGTACAACTACAGATTCTCTCCAAGTGGTGTAGCCTATAATACAAATGCTCCTGCTCAGTTTAACATCCCTGGAGCAGGTGGTATAGAAGGTTTAACAGACTTAGATAAAGATAAGATAAAAGAGCTATATGAAAAAATTGTTAGTAGAGATAGGACTGGCAACATTACAGGAAGTAGAGAGAGAAGTCGTACTACAAGACAGAGAAGAAATGGTGCAATTGTTCAAGCTCTAAAAAATCTATAACTAATTAAGTTATAGTGAATTACCAAAAAATGTTATACCTCTTGGTAATTCTAATATTTTAAATTAAATTTGCTAATTATAATACCATGGCATCGTTTACAGATCAAATACAAACATTTAACCCTTACGTCTCCCAGGCTCCTTTGATAGAAGCTATGGTCGCTGTTGGCACTCAAAAGCAACAACAGTATGACCAAGGTGTGCAAAAGATTCAAGGGTATATAGATAACATTGCTGGTATGGATGTTGTCAATGACGCTGACAAAAAGTATTTACAGTCTAAGTTAAATGACTTAGGTAGTCGTTTAAAGACTGTTGCAGCTGGTGATTTCTCTAATCAACAACTAGTTAACTCTGTAGGTGGTATGGCTACTCAAATTGTTAAAGATCCTACAGTTCAGAATGCTGTATACTCTACAGCTAATTATAGAAAAGAATTAGCTAGATTACAGAAAGATATAGAAGAAGGAAAGTCTAGTCCAGCTAATGTTGAGTTTTTTAACAAAAGAGCTGACAGTTGGTTGTCTTCTGACAAAGCTGGTCAAAAGTTTTCATCAAGTTATATTCCTTACTTTGATGTACAAAAGTTTGCTAAAGAAACATTCGATGCTATAAAGCCTGATGGTTTTACAATTGATCAAGTGTATGAAACAGATACTCAGGGTAATATCAAACTTGATAAAGCAGGTAGACCTATTTATTCTCCAGTAATGAAAAGAATGGAGCAAGAAGGTAGAACTCCACAAAAAGTAAAAGAAACATTAGAACAAATCTTTTCTGATGCTAGAGTGAGTCAGCAATTAGATATCTCAGGTCAATATGAATATAGAGGTTACTCTCCAGAGATGTTGACTCAAAAAATCAACTTACAGAAAGAAAGTCTTATCTCTAAATATGATGAGCAGATAAATGAACTTGCTTTACAAAAAGGCACAGGTAAAGATGTCCAAGCTCAGATAGATCAACTTGAGTTAAGAAAGAACAATATTAAAAGTCAGTATGATGATATAATGACTGTAGCTCAAGATAATCCAGATTCTATCAGATCTCTTTTATATAAGGATGATGTTAAAAGTAGATTCACCACAATGTTTGGTGAGATGAAAACTAAAGAAGCATTAATGGATAACCCAGGTTGGAATGCTAACTTCAAGTTACAACAAGAAGCTAATGAACAATCTAGATGGGCTCAAGGAATGGCATGGGATGTTAAGAAGTTTAATATAGGATTATCAGAGGCAGAGAAAAATCGTAACTTACGAATCCTTCTTGCTCAAATGAAAGGAACCAAAGGCAAAGGTATTGATACTAATGGTGATGGTATTCCTGATGATTTTGGAGCAGGTGCAGGTTTTGAACAAGGAGATATGCCAGGTAGTGTTGATCTTATTGCTAGGTTTGAATCAGAGTTAACTAATGCTGCAGATGACTTTATTAATGCTTCTGATAACTTTATTTGGAATGCAGGTTTTTCTAAAGTGCCTGGAAACCAAGCTAAGCTTGATTCTATGATGAAGCAAGGAATTGGTAAAGACCAAGCTATTAAAAACTTACTTGATAATACAGCATTTTTAAATAAAGAAACTCCAGAAAACTTTAGAGCTAGATGGGGAGATAAATCTACAGTGGCTTATAACAAAATGACTGCTGAACAGAGGAAAAAAAATCCTGATCTTCAAGATGCTTACTATTTATATGGTGAATCAAAAAGAAACTATGATGTATTAAATACTGTTAAAACTAAAGTTAACGAGGTTACAGGAAATATACTAGGAAAGGATGTTGATAAGACAAAAGTAATTGAAGGAATTAAACCTGTTACAGGTTTCATTAAAGGTAAACCTGTTCAACTTACTCCAGAAGACTTTTATGATATGGCAATTTATCTAAAAGGTAATGCGTCTTCTGTTGGATTTTTGAATGATAAAACTGCAAGAGAACAAGCTAAGAAAGCTGAAGCTAGATTAGACTTAAGAGGTAAATCAGAATTATTACCTATATTATTAGAACAACAAGGTAAAGGTAAAGGAGGACTTATAACAGGTGCTATAAGAGGAGTTAAAGCATTGGTAGGTTTAGCAAAAGCAGGAGGACCTGTTCCAAACATGGGTGCAATGGATCTTGTTGATTTATCTCAAGTTAATAAGATATATGATAAGTTGGGAGATGATTATGCAGGAGCTTTAAAAACAAAAGCAGATGTTGTAAAACAATACTATAACATTCAGCCAAACTTAAAAGCTGGTTTATTAACTGGAGATGCTGGTGATGATAAAGTTATGGTAGATAAGATAACAAGATATGCTGCTAATTACAATACAGCAGGAAAGAATCTTTCTCCTGACTTCAAAGCATTTGCTTCTAATGTTGGTGGTAAAGATGTTACTTATGAAGCACAAGTTATTACAGGTCCTGGAAGCAAACCAGTAGTAGAGATTGTAGCATATGGTGGAGAAGATAATAAGAGATTAGGTGGTATGATTGTAGCTGATGATGAATCTACTAGACTTGGTATTAATCCTGCAACATTATATGAACCAAAGCAAGTAACTAATCTTAGAACTTATATCCAAGCAAATGGTGACCAAACTTCTAAGGGAGACCCTAAAGAAAAACAAACTTACATACAAGGAGATAGTTATCTTAAGACTCCTAATTTTATAAACTTAAAAGGAAGTGGCTACGATGCAGCTGCTAACATTACATATAAAAATGGTTTATATTATGCAAACATATTTGGAAGCGATGGCAGAAGGTCAAACATAATGACCATGCCTGGTAGTCCAAACTTGCAAGCTGTTCTTCAGAACTTAACAAATAACGTAAACGCACAGTGGATTGAAGCACTTTTAACTGAAAGATAATGCCAGATAAAATAGTAAACTTAGGAGGTACAATTGAAGGTTTTCCAAATACACCTGTAGTAAATACAGATATTAGACAATCTAAAGGACCTACTCCTTCTATAACTGATTTGTATACACAAGGACTAAGCACTGTTAAACCAGCAGGTGTAAAGGCTGTTCCTACGTCCAATATATATATTGGAGAAAGATATGCTGCTGTTAGACCTGGTGAAGACCTAGAAGAGATGTATGGTCAGCAACAATCTAGTGCAGATAAATGGAAGAATGGTGCTATTAAGTTTTTTGGTACTGCAACTGCTTCTCTTGTTTCTGGTACAGCTGGTCTTGTTTATGGTGTGGGTTCTGCTATAAAAGATGGAAAGTTTTCTAGTCTTTATAATAATGATTTGACTAGAAAGATGGATGAAACATTTATCCAAGGTTTAGACAATACTGCTCCTAACTATTACACTACAAAAGAAAGAGACTCTGACTGGTGGTCTCCTGATAATATCTGGACTGCTAACTTCTTCTCAGATAAGCTGATGAAGAACTTAGGTTACACAGTGGGTGCTTTAGCAGGTGGTGTGGGTTGGGCTAAATTATTAAAAACATTAGGTACAACAAATGCGTTGGTTAGAGGTGGTTATGGTTTAGAAGCTGTAACTGCTGCAGAAAATGCAATGCAAGCTGTTCCTAAAGTAAATCAATTTGCTGCATTTGATGGTGCTGTTAATTCTGTAGCACAGAAGTATTTAAAAACACCTTTAGCTAAGATACTAAGTGATCCTGAAAGAATTGTTGCTTCTACAATGGGTACATTTGGTGAAGCTTCATTAGAGGCTTTACAGAATGCAAATGAGTTTAGAAAAGGAGCAATAGAACAATATGTAAGAAAGTATGGTAAAAATCCTACAGGTGCTGACTTAGAAGAGATTGATGACTATGTAAGTAGTGTTGGTAACTTCACTTGGGGAATGAATACTTTATTATTAACTGGCACAAACTATATTCAACTTCCAAAGATATTAGGTTCTTCTAATAGAGCTGATAAGATGTTACTTAATCAGATTGAAAAGAAAGGACAAGGTGCTGCATTCACAGAAGTGATGCCAGCTACTAAGTTTGGAAAGGTGTTACAAAGATCAAAGGATGTTTCAAAACTATTCTTTGCTCCATCAGAAGCATTTGAAGAAGGTGCACAGTTTGCAATCCAAGTAGGTACAAATGATTATTTTAACAGAGCCTTTAGAAATAGACAAGGAACTCAAGACTTCTTGACTGCTCTAAATGGTACTATGGGTAATGTACTTGGTAAAGGGGTAGAAGAAACTATATCTACTAAAGAAGGTTTAGAGAGTATATTGATTGGTGGTCTTTCTGGTGGTATTCAAAGAGCTAGAAATACAATTCAACAACAAGGTATATTAGGTACAGGAGGATTACGAAGAGCTAATACAGATATTGCTCTAGGTGCTTTGAATCAAAGTAATATTGAAACTGTACTTGGAGACTATGCTAGATACATAGGTATTGGTATTGGTTCTCAAAAGGCTAGACAACAAGCTATTGTAAATAATGATAAGGTTTCTGAGAAAGACTTTGAAAATGATTTCACTCTATCTTACATTATGCCAAGAGTTAAGTATGGTAAGGTGGATTCTATTGGAGAAGAACTTTCATACTACTCTCAACAATCATCTACAGAAGAAGGCTTCCAACAATTGGTTGCAAATGGCATTGTAAATGCTGGTGAAAGTAGAGAAGATTTCTTAGCTAGAATTACAAACGTTGCAAGAATTACTAAGAACATTAATGATCTTTATGATTCATTAGGTAGAAAATATAGTAATCAACCTGGCTATACATCAGAGATCTTAGATAAGATGGTGTACTCTTTAGCTAAGGTGGGTAGTTATGATGTACGTATCCCTGAAGTAAACAATCTATTGTTCATAGCAGGTGTAAATACACAAGACATATTACAAAGTGTTATCAAGGAAAACAAACCTAACAAAGAAGCTGTAGAAGAATCATTGAAACAAATCAATGAGATGGATGTAACTTCTGAGACTAAGGATGATCTTAAGACAGCATTGTCTGATATCATTGAGTTAGGCTTACGTAGGAAAATGTTTATTGATGAGTATGATGCTATCAAGGCTAATCCTACAGAATTCCAATTCAAGCCTGACGTAGAGTTTGGTGCCACAGAAGAAGTGCCTGTAACAGTTACAGAAGAGGAAGAACAAAAAGTTACTCCAGAAGGACAGATTGAATTGTTTCCTACAAAGAAAGAAAGAAAACTAGAGGTTGGTAGAGAATACTTCTTGAAACAACCTGTTAGAAAAGAAGACAATACACTTACCCTAGCACCTAAGATTAAGGTGTTATCTCAAACATTAGGTGGTGAGTTTGAAGTGCAGTTGCCTAGAGGTAATGTGAGCTTCTTAACTCCTGAAGATTTTGCAAAATTAGACTTAGCAGATGAAGGTGCAGCGTCACCAGAGCTTAGAGATATAATGGAAGCTGCTATTGATAATGTATTATCTACTTCTGAGTTTGCAGGTGTAACACTTCCTGAGGGAGAAGATAAGTTAGCATCTCTTAACTCTTTAAACAACGCACAATTAGTTGATGCTGTTGAGACTGAGTTCAATGCACTTTCAGAAACATATCTGAAAGAACAAGCTGATCTTCAAGCTAATAGAGAGAAGATGAACGCTGTAGCAGATAAGATTAAATCTGCACAAACTGATATTGCTGCTACATCTGGAGTTGTCCCAACAGGCAACAATGATGAAGACTTAATGAACACTCCTAGTTCTAAGGAGACTCCTAAGAAAGATGCAGGTATATTGTTTACCTCTTCTACGTCTGCCTCTGTTGACTGGGAGAAAGTATTAGCTCCTAATGTTACACGTTATAATGAGTTTATAAACAAGGTAAAGACCTTTAAGAATAATAAGAACATCAAAGCTATTGTTGTCACTCAGAAGCAAGAAGCTGCATTAGGACTAGCTGGTCTTGGTGAACTATCTTTTAGAGAAGGTAACTTTGATACAGATTTGTTAAATGATCCTATTGAAGGATTTATTGGTCTTGTGTTTGTAGAAGATAAGAAAGGAGAAAGACAATTTATAGATAAGAATGGTAATCCTATTGGTAAGGTGGGGGAGCAAGTAGAATTAAACAAGGTGGTATTTACAAGCATGCCTGCTGCTAAACTAACTAATAGTAAAGGTGAACCTAGAAATAGAGCTGGTCAAGAAGAACAAGCTGCATTAGAGTTAGCAGCATATGAAGTATATCGTAAAGACTTAAGAGAGGCTGCTGAAGAAGAGTATCCAATATTTAACTTTACTCCATCTAAAGGTATTGCTATTACAGATGATGTTAAGAAATCTGTAGGTGGTGTTCTTGTTCCTGAGAATCAGATTGCTACACAACAAGTATTGACTGTTGTGACTAAAGGAGGTGTTGACCATGTAGATGGTATAACTTATAACTTTCCTAATGGCAGACCTGTATTCCAAAGCCAAGATACATTAGAATATCTAAACAATTCTAACTTAACTAAAGACCAAGCAAGTGCAGTTTATAATGTACTCAAAGCTATGTCTAATGAAGCTAAGCAACAAATTGTTGCTAAGAAGCCAGTTAAGTTTAATGAGATATATAAGAGATTTTTACAAGGTGTTACATTCTATACCAACGCAGATGCTGTAGCAAAAGGTGTGGGTGAAGGAAGTAGCAATCGTATTTATATAGAAGGATCTGTATTGCATATTGGAAGCAACACATATGACTTTGCTAATATAGAAAAGCAAGAGATCCCTATTGTAAGTGATTTACAAGGAGTGTTTCATAATGTAAATAGCTTCACAGTTAACTTAGGACTAGGTGAACCATTTGTAGAATTCTATGTAGACGCTGCTGGTAAGTTAGCACAAAGAAGCTGGAAGAACTATCAGTCTTATTTGTTAGCAAGTAAGAACCCTGATGGATCTGGACGTATAGCTCCTTTGACAACCACTGTGGCTAAACCTACAGAGGCTGTTCCTTATACACACAAACAAAAGTATATCATTCTAAATGGCTTAGAACTTCCAAAACAATCTGTAGCTAAACCTGCAGAACCTGGAGTGGAGACATATAAGTCTAATGTAGGTGATGTTACATATACAGTTACTACAGACAGTAAAGGTGACTTCACTGTAGATTTAGTTGGTGAGAATCCAAACATCCAAAAGATTGTAGACAACCCACAATTAATGGCTGTTGCTACACAACAGTTGAAAGACTTAGGTAAGTTTGATGAGTTAGATCAACCTATTCAAACTGCTGCTAAGTTTGCTGCTGAGGTTATTACAGCTAAGTTATTAAGTGAAAGAAAAGCTGCAGCTCCTGTTGTTGAAGAAGAAGTCATTACTCCTGACCAACCTAAGAACATCAACATTGGTGATGCTGAATATAGAAGAATTGGTAGAACAGATGTAGATAGAATAAGTGATGCTGAGCTTGCATTGTTTAAAGAATGGCACGCTAAGAATGCTAAAACTATTCCTTACGAAGTGTTAGAGAATGTTATTAAGATTAATAACACAGAGAAAGCATGGGGAGCATTTGAGAATGGTGTAGCTAAGTTCTTTAAGGGAGCTCAGAGAGGTACAGAATATCATGAGATATTTGAAGGTATCTGGAAAGGATTCTTATCTCAAGGAGAACAACAATCTATCCTTGATGAGTTCAAAGCTCAAACAGGTTCTTTCTTAGATAGAGAGTCTGGTAGAAGAATAGATTATGCAAACGCTACAGATCAACAAGCTAAGGAAAGAATAGCTGATGACTTTGCTGAGTTCAGACTTGGTAAGTTACCTGCTAGAAACCTTACAGAAAAGATCAAGAACTTCTTCAAAGCTATTGTGGATTTCTTCAAATCATTTGTAAATAAACCTACATTGAAAGAAGACTTATTCAAAGCTATAGATACAGGTGAGTTTGCAGATAGAACACTTCCTGAAACTGTTAAGAATCAAGCTGCTGAGTATAGAAAGATTGAAGGTATAAATGCTAAACAAACTAATGAGTTTGTACAAGACATTACAGCTAGAGTGTTTGGTGAGATATTTGCTAACAACAGCTCTTTGTTTAATATAGAAGATATTACAGCTTTTGATTTATTTAATAGAATCAAGGAGAAATACATACAGAACAATGTTATAGGTGACAATCCTGTAACACAAATCACTGAGAATCAATACGCTAAGTTAGTTGAAAGAACTAAAGAGTTCTTAAAGACATACAGAATTGAGTTTGATGAAGATAGTAGAGTTACAGTTAATGATGATGGAGCTAATAGAAAAGACTATGCAGCTGAAGCGTTCACTGTTAATTTCAAGAAGTCTTCTCCATATGCTGTTAAGTTATTGATTGGTACTTTGATTAAGACAAAAGGTTTGAATCAAGAAGCAAGTGCAGTACTTAAACGTCCTGAAGCTGATACATCTAGTATTGGTGGACTTAAGCTATTGCCTTTCAATCAAGCGTTCACAACTTTGATGAATAGACTTTCTAACACAAGAAGTATCCCTGAGTTTGTATCTAAGCTACATGAATTAGCTAAACAAAACAGTGACTACGTTAGATTGTTTGAGCGTTTAGGTGGTAACCTAACCACTGGTCAGATTGACTTTGCTAGCTACCAACCACATGACATTAGATTGTTTACTAACTTCTATCAGGTGTTTACAAAACAAAGACCTGATGCGTTGGCTATGTTCATGGATGGTAATAACGTATACACTGCTCCTGCTAACCAAGCTTCTGCTATTGCTGGGATAAGATCTGAGTGGATAGAGAACATGAAGACTAAGGCTGAACAGCCTGGTTCTATCATTAGCTATAATGGAAGAGTATACAAAGTTAAGAAAGAAGATTATAACATTAAATTTCCTGAAGACAAGGTAGCGTTCTTAGGAGAGTTGGGTATAGAATTCCCAATGGCTGTATACAATAAGGTTAAGAACAAGAAAGCTTTCTCTGACGCTGTAAGTGGTATTAAGTTAGGTCTTAGTAAGACAGATGAGTTGATGAGCTTTGGTGGTAGAAAGCTTGGTATTCGTACACAGTTAAATGAGTTAGCTAAGTTATATACAGTAGCTGCTTCTCCTGCAGAAGACAGCACATACTTTGGTGTAGATGGTAATAGAATACAATCTGACACAGATGCAAACTATCCTTCTTTATTAGAATACGTATTTAACTCTTCTGATACGTTAGAAGAATTGAAGCAAAACATGCCTCAATTAAATGATGTATTCTCTACAAACAGCCAAGTCTTAAAGTTAGGTGGTAAGTTCTTTGATGAAGAAGGTAATAGAATTGCTGAAATCAAGTTACAATACATACAAGGAGTTAAGGATATTGTAAACAATGATGGTCAAACAACATCTTCTCTAAGCATAGGTGATAGGTACATTACAGAAATGAACCAAAACTTAGATGGTAGATATTATGTATTAATCCCTGCAGATAGTTCTAGAGAGTGGATGATGGACTTAGGTAATACAATTGCCTACACAGATGTAGCTGCTGGAAATGTAGATACATTGTTCACAGATGTATTCTTAGGCTATTTAAAAGATGAGATTAAGTTAGCTCAAGACAGCACTAACAGAACTAAGCTTAGAAATGTAGGAGATAAAGCTACAGAACTTAGATTCTTAAAGGATATGCTTCCTGCTAACTTGTTAAAGGAGATAAATACTCTTATTGAGAAGAGAGCATCAGAAGCAGAGATTAATGATTTCATTTCTAAGAATCGTGAGGATAAAGACGAACAACCTGGTTTAGATTCAAGTATTTTAGAGTCATTAGATAACACTGTAACTAAGACTAGACAAAACTTAGTAGAAACACAAAAGGTTATTGCTAGTAAAGAAGCAGGTAGTTTCTTAATGCCTGAAATAGAGAACAGATTTACTGAAAAAGCTGGCTTAAATAAGTTTGCCTTGACAGATCAAGACGTTAATAATGTTATCAAGTTTGCTAATGCTAACTACATGATTAACAACGTGGAGTTCCATAAGATTTTGTTTGGTGATCCATATCAGTTTGAGATTAAGGGCAATCAATTAGATGAGACTAAGCGTATTAAGTCTTTCTTATCTCCAAGAAGAATCACTGTAAACTCTGATGAGTTTAACAACTTATTCAATAAACAATATAATACTGTAGCTGGTGTTGAGTTAACTCCTAATGACTATGGATATCATGAGCATAAAAACTTTGCTAAGACATTCACAGCTGCTGACGTAAATGTAACAGATAGTTTCTACCCTAAATCAAATGAAGCAGATGCTGCTTCTTGGATTATGGATGGTGCGTTTAAAGAAGTGAAGTTAAAGAATGGTCAATGGTCTGATGAGGCTGAAGCATGGCATCAGTGGCAAATGGCTTACACAAGACAGAACGTTCCTGGCTACACTTACAGAAGTGAAGCATTGCGTAAACATGATGAAGCGTTAGTAGAACAACCTGAACCTTTATATGTTACAGATGTATTGAAACCTATTGTATCTGGTAACAAGTTTGGTAAAGCAAACTTTGATCTAGTACTAGATAAGTTTTCTCAAATGCCTTTATACTATAAAGCTATAAAAGGAACTAACCTTGGCAAATTCTATGAGAAGATGTTCAAGGAAGGATATGACTATGCTGTAGTAGTTTCTGGTAGAAAGGTGGGAGCTGAGAAGTTACATAAATTATACAATGAAGATGGTAGCTTTAATGAAGAACCATTTAATAATACAATCAATGTTGGCTGGGATAGTTATGGTATCCAAGTAGAAAATAGCTATGACAAAGACAGCAAACAAACTCTTGGTTCTCAGTTAACTAAGTTGTCTACTGTTGACTTATATAATAATGGTAAGGCTAATAATGAAGCTGCTAGAAAGGCAGTAGAAAAGAATACAGAAGTATTAAAAGAGATGTTACTTAATGGATATCAAGAGTTATTAAGAAAGCTTGGTATTGAAGACCTAGGTGACAATTTTGTTGTTAAAGATAAAACTGTTGTAGCTGATACATTGAGACAAGAGATGCTTAAGAGAGAAATGTCTGAGAATGGTATTGATAGTATATCTATTGATCCAGAAACTGGAGAGTTTTATATGCCATTCGAAGCATCTACAAACTACATTCAAATCAAGAACATCTTGTATTCAATTGTAAATAAGTCTATTGTATCTCCTAAGGTGAATGGTTTCCCTGCTGTACAGGTTCCTGTAACAATGTGGGAGAAAGCTGGTGAGTCTAGAGGAGAAGGATTAAAAAAGTCTGCTCTTAAGTTCTACACTAAAGAAGATCCATACATGGAAGTATATCTTCCTGCATGGTTCAAGAAACAATTACCTAAAGGTAAGACTGATGAAGAACTGATTAAGTTATTAGAAGGATCAGAGATATTAAAGGGTATAGGATTTCGTATTCCAACACAGGGTTTAAACTCTGCAGAGGTATTTAGAATCAAAGGTTTCCTACCTGAGTTTATGGGTAAGACAATTGTGGTTCCTTCTGAGATCACCACAAAAGCTGGATCTGACTTTGACATAGATAAATTAAATCTATACTTAAAGAACATATATGTAACTCCTTCTGGAGAGATTAAGTCTGTACCATTCTTTGGATATGGAGATCAAGCTAAAGAGGCTATCAAGAAGTTTATTCTTGAAGAAGACATCAAAGCAATGTTAGATATCAATAGTGAAATCTCTGGAAGCAGAGTTGATGACTATGGTACATTAGCAGATAAGCTATACAAGCAATCGCTTGAGAATGAATACTTTAGATCTATCGAAGCATTGTTAACTCTAGAAGAGAACTTTGATAGATTGACTTCTCCTAATACAGACAAGACTCTTAAAGATATTGCTAATGATTTAGATATATTAAGAGGGGAGAATGAAGGTGGTATCAAGAACAGATTGTTAGATAGAAACTACATGACTAATCAAAGACATGCGTTCTTGACTGGTAAGAGATGGATTGGTATTGCTGCTGTAAACATTACAGGTAATTCCCTTGCACAGAAGACAGACGTGTTTGTAGAGAATCCACAAACAGAAATGGCTTTACAACATAATAAGTTTACTGATGGTGGCTTTGAGCATATATCACTTTCTGGTATGTTAGATCAAGCTGGTAAATATATCTCTGATAAGTTATCAATGTATGCGAATGCTTTCGTAGATATTGCTAATGACCCATACATCATGAAGATTATTTACAGCAATAGAGTTGTAGGTACATTTGTGTTGTTAGAGCGTGCAGGTGTTCCTATGAAGACAGTGACTATGTTTATGAATCAGCCTATTGTAAGAGAACATATCAAAAACTTAGATGCTAATGGTGCTCCTAGATATGCAATAAGCAATGCTGATTATATTAAACAGGCTAAGATAAACTTCCCTGCAAATCCAAAAGCTATCCAAGCAGCTACAGTTGCTGAAGGTAACTTTGAAGATAACATATCTTCTTATGCTAAGAATACAATGACTGAAGCTCAGAATGCTGAACAACACAAGATACTGAATGAGTTCTTATCTTATGTTACCCTAGCTGATGAGAACTTCAACTTCACACAGGCTATCAATTATGATACCACTACGTTTAGAAATGCTGATGACTTCTATAGAAAAGAAATGATGACTGATCGTGCACAAACTAAAGGTGCTATTAGTTCTCCAGAGAAGGTTTTAGAAAGCTCATTCTTAGGTACAGAAAAAACTGTGTTAGATCAATCTAATACAGCGTTGGGTGCTATCCTTAAGTTTAACCAATCTGAATTCAGAGGAGTGCTTGAGAATACTATTCAACAATATGCTGAGAAGTTTTACATGGCTAAGGATACATTTAATAGAGTGGCTGAAAAAGCTACAGCAAGCCTACTTGATTATATTATTCAAACAGGTAGAAAGAACGCATTGAATATCAGTGAGTTATCTTTTGGTCCAGAGTCTGTAGCAGTGAAGTTAGAAGAAGCTAAACAAAAATATCCTAATGTACAAATACTACAAGACTTAGTTGTAGTGTCTGCAGAAAGACCAAACAGTCCTAAGACTATTAAGCTTAAAGCTAATGTAAAAGAAGCTTATGACGAGAACATGTATATTGGTATGATGAGAGAGTTAAGAGACAATCCAGATACTAACCAACTATATAAAGATCTTATCAAAGTAGCTATCATACAAGGTACATATCAATCTGCTGTGTCTATCAAGAATATTATTCCTATTGAAGACTATTCTGCAGAGGTAAAGAATATTGTAAACACAGCTGTGGTAGATACAAACATTCAAGAGTTTGCTAACAACAATTGGTTCCAAAGAAACAATTGGAAGAATCCAGATGTCACTCCTGCTATTGCTCCTTATATTGATGAAGAGTCTGTAACAGAGATTGGTGAATTCAAGAATCAAATAGTTTCTCAATACAAGTTTTCAGGATTTGTAGAAATCCCAGAGATTGGAATTGGTGAAAATGATAAACTTGTACTATCTGTAGGAGAAAAATCTAAAGCTGCTGGCTATGATATGATAACTATCCCACGCATTATTACTACTAAGTATGGTGAGATGATTGACTTCATGACTGGCAAGACTATTACAAGAGCAGGCTATGCAGAATTAAAAACTAAGGGTGATCCTATTATTGGACAAATGTTTGGTTATCAGAAAGTTAAGTTTGTAAGTGGTGAAGCATTAAGAACATATAAAGGAAAGTTTGTATTTAAGATGGTAAACTTATATGGAGATGGACAATTCACTTCTGAATATTATAAATTCAACAAACCTTCTGAGCTAGATAATAATACAGGCAAGGTGAACAATGAAATCCCTAATTCAGAAATCATAAAATACTTTACAGGTATTGTTGAAAATGAATTAAATTCGCAACCTGAAACAGAAACAGATCTAAGTACTAAAGACTTTAAATGTAAATTCTAATGAGTTGTCAAACAGGTATAAAAACTGCAGTTGAGAAATATGTACAGAACAAGCCTTACTTGAACTTTGATGGTAAGGACTTTATAGAAGTGAGGACATCTCCTAGAGAGAAAGTTAATCCTGAAAACTACTATGGAGTATCACGTTCTGTGGCAGACACTCTTAACAAAGCAATCAATTCTGAAATTGCCCTAGGGAAAGTATTCTATCCCAAAGCATATTCAGATAAGATAGGAGTTATTATTGCTCCTACAGTGAAGCAGTTGGATGCTTTGAATGCAAAAGATGCAGCTGAGCTTGACCAAGCTTTGGCTGAATTAGATCTTGAGATACCTGAGGCTAATAGACTAGATCTTGAGAATGACACTACGTTTGGTGTCAACTCTGATGGAGATAGTATTTTATTACAAACAGGAGAGATACCTGCTTCTAAAGCAGCCCCTCAAACTGTAAGTCTTGTTAAAGATCTTTTAAATAGAATAGGTGTAGATATTAAAACACTACAAGCCATAGAGATAGATGGTATTAAGCAAGATGTAAATGGTGTTGCTGACATCATGCAAAAGCTTGTAAAGGTAACTCAAGGTAAAGAAGATGTAGCTCTTACAGAAGAAGCTATGCACTTTGTTGTAGAAATACTAGAGCAAAAGAACCCTCAGTTATTTAATAGGTTGCTAGGAGAAATCAATAGCTACAAAATGTACTCTGATGTCCTAGCTACATATGGTAAGTATAAACAATATCAAACTGCTGATGGCAAACCTAACATCAGAAAGTTAAAAGTGGAGGCTATTGGTAAAGTTTTAGCTGAGACTATTATTAAAAAGAATGAAGGTTCTACAGAGAAGCCTGAGCTATTAGCTAAGGTGGAAGGTTGGTGGAACCAAATAGTTGACTTTATTAAAGGATTATTTGTTAAGTCTGGGTTTGATCAAGCAGCTATGATGGTATTAGGTGGTGAAGAAATTGGAACTGTAGATGATATTAGAAATGCTGAAGGTGTGTATTTCCAACAAAACATCAATTCTCAACAGGCTATAATTGATAAGCTAAGATTTACTAGTGATCAGATTACAAAAGATGACACTGGTTATTTAATCAATGGTAATAGAATCAAGAGAAGAGTTACTGACTTTGTTAAGGATTGGTATAGCACAAGATTTTCTAACAAAGACTTAACTAAGTCTGAGTATGATCAAGCTGTAGATGATCTTAAGAAAGAAAAAGGTACAGCAGGACATGCTGATATTGAACACATGCTTAAAAACTATTTTTTAAATGAAGATGGTACATTAAGACCTGAGAATGAAAGACCTGATGATAATGGATATGTATCTCAGTTAAATCCTAAGAACAAAGACTTGTACACTATATTAAAGAAAAACATGGCTGCTCGTTTGGAACAATTTAACAAAACAGCTCCTGGTACTAAGTTTCTTGCTGAGATGACTGTATATGATGCATCACGTGATGTAGCTGGTACTATAGACTTTATTGCTGTTACTCCTGAAGGAAAGGTGAGCATCTTAGACTGGAAGTTTATGGACCTTAATGTTCAAAGATATAAAGATGTTCCTTGGTATAAGGTTAGTGGTTGGAGACAACAAATGAAACAATACAAGTCTATTATAGAAAAGGGATATGGTGTTAAGCCAGAGGACTTTGAACAGACAAGAATGATTCCTATCAGAGCAATCTATTCTGGAGCTATTCCTAAAGAAGGTGTGCTACCACAGTTAACAGGTGTTCAGATAGGAAATGTAGATTTAAAGAAAGAAGAACTGGCATATTTATTACCTGTAGGATTAGAAACTGAGAAGACTGGTATTAAGAAGGTGGATACTTTGATTGAGAAGTTGAATAAGATATATGATACTATATCTTCTAAGAAAGCTACTCCTGAAGAGAAAAGAAATAAGGCTGAGTTGTTAAACTCATTGTATGAGTCTATTAGACAATTACAAATCAGACAGAACGTTGAGCCTCTTGTTAGACAAGCTAAGTTATTAAATGCTGATGTTCAAAGAGTTATAGATACATATAACAATGAGTGGAAAGGTAAGGATGCTGGATCATTCACAGACAAACAAAAGAGTGAACTATCTGACAGAATCCTATCTTATGAAACCTCTCTAATGGTTTATACATCTTTGGCAACAGACTTAAAGAGTGTGTTTAAAAAAGACATGTCTGAGAAAGATCAAGCACTGTGGCAAGATATCAGAGACACTGCAGAAAGTGCAAATGAACTTGAAGCAGATCTTGAAGAAGTGAGAAAAGACTTTGCTGAGAACGTTATCGCTAAGGATGCAAACGTTATGGACTATTTAAAACCTGAGAAGGTTATTAAAGGGTTTAGTAAGTTGTTTAACTCTACGTCTGTAATACAGCTTAAGTCTACTGAGATTTTATATAAGATGGCTAACAGAGCCTTTGGTCTTGCGTCTATTGAAACGTCAGAACAAGGAAACAAACTTTTAGCTATTAAAGAGAAGTATGATAAGTGGGCTAAGTCTAAAGGACTTACAAACAAAAACTACTTTGACATCATCAAGAAGAAGGGCAAGAATGAGTTGATAGATGAATATAGTCCTGAGTTCTACAAAACTTTAAAGAGTAAGATTGCTGAGAAAGATACACAATGGGTTAGAGATAACATAGACGTGTCTGCTTACAATGAATTCTTAAAAGAACAAAAGGAAAAAGAACTTAAGAGAATAGAAGATAAGACTAGATTTGGTGATGAAGAGACTATAAAGAAAGATAAGAAAAGAGAGATTGCTGAAACAAATGCTTTGTATAATACATCAACATCTGATTCTCCTGGTTGGTTATTGTATGATCTTACTAAGAAGTTTCCTAAGAAAGAAAATTGGCAGTCTGAAGCATGGAAAGAACTTAACAAAGCAGAGAACAAACCTGCCAAAGAATTCTTTGATTATATTAGAGAGAGGAATGAATACTTAGATCAGATTGGTTACATTAACAAAGCTGATGCTAGAGTATTTTTACCTTTCATAAGAAAGAGTCTTACAGAGAAGATTGTAATGGGTGGTGATTTTAGATTGGGAGAGTCATTCCTAAGAAACATTACTATTACAGAAGGTGACGTTGGCTATGGTCAAATAGATCCTATTACTAAAGAGCCAGTATATTCTATTCCTAAATATTTTACTAGAGAAACTGTAGAAGAAGCAAGTGAAGACTTGTTTAGAAACATGACTCTATTAAATAGTATGGCTATTCGTTATGAATATCTAAGCAATATTGAAAACCAGTTAAACTTAATTGTAAAGACTGAAGGAAACAAAGAGGCTATCAAGACATCTTACTTTGGTAAAACTAAGTACAGACCTGATGGTACACTTGAGACTACATCAGATAACTCTGACAATACTAAGCTTGTAAGAGACATGATGGCAGCTATTGTGTATGGTCAGAAGTATGTAGAGAGTGAAAACTTTGACCAGCTATTAGGAGGTATAAGTAACTTTGGTAAGAGAGCAAACAAAGTGTTAGGTAGAAAGATATTTACAGAAGACTATGATGATGCTCAGATATCTTTGAACAAAACAATCACACAGTTAAATACTGTCTTCCAAATGAAGACGCTAGGATTAAATCCTATCTCAGCCCTATCAAACTTCTTAGGTGGTAGCTTCCAGAGTTATATCAATGCTGGTAAGTTCTTTACAAAGACAGACTTTGTACGTAATGAGTTTATGATGGCAGGTAAAATGAATGGTGTAGATTCTAAGAAATATATAGGAGCATTACAATACTTCCAACCTTTAACAGAAAACTATAACAACATCCTTGCTAAAGAATTGTCTGTTAGTAAGTTTAGCCAAGAAGGAATACAAGACTTCTTAATGATTTTGATGAGAACTGGAGATCAATATGTACAGTCTATCAACTTCTTTAGCTACTTAGAAAACTCTATTGTAGAAGATGGTAAGGTGTTTAACGTAAGAGAATATCTTAAGAAACAGCCAGAGTTTGCTAATATGTTCACAGGCACAGCTCAAGAAAGAAATCAATTAAAAGAGAAGTTTGAGACAGAGGTAAAGAGGCTAATTGAGGAGAAAGGATTTTTAAAACTAGCTAAGGTAGAAAATAATGAGCTTGTAGTGGAAGGTTTGGATAGAAAGTCTGATAGTGTAATTGAACTTAGAAGAAAGGTACAGGCTATCACTAAAGATGCGTTAGGTAACCTATCTGAGGATGACCTTAGAAAGATTAACTTAAATATATATGGTAAGTCATTCATGGTATTTAAAAACTGGATACCAAGACTTGTGGATGTAAGATTTGGTAACCTGAAATATAACTCAGCTACAGAAGCGTATGAGTGGGGTAGAACTAGAAACATGTTCAGACTTCTAACACAAGACTTCATGGGTTCTGTTGATAGCTTAATCAGTTCTATAAAAGGAGATGACCAAAAGTTTGTCGATCAAATAAAGACACTTTATGAATCAAAAAGATCTGACTATGAGAAAGATACAGGTAAGACTTTAAACATGACAGAAGGGGAGTTTGTAGAATTAGTAAGTAATAACATACGTAACCAAATGACAGACTTCATGTTCTATCTTGCATTGTCCACATTAATCATAGGAGCTAAAGCTGCACAGCCAGGAGATGATGATGATAGAGCCACAAAGAATAGATATAAGTATATGCTTAGAGTGATGGATAAGATTAGAGATGAGGTTGCTTATTTCTACAATCCAACATCCTTCTTGGGCCTAACCACATCAGGTATCTTCCCAGCAATAAGTTACTTGGAGAATTTCAAGAAGCTATTCCTAAACTTTGGTACAGAGATGTACGCTCTAGGTGTAGGAGATGAAGAGTTGGCAAAGAAAACACAAGTGGTTAAATACTTATTAAAAGGATTCCCTATAGCTTCACAAGTAGATGCTGTTCTGTTGATGTTCTATCCAGATATAGCTAAAGACTTAGGTATGAAAGCACAATCTGAGGCTAAGCCATTTGGTAAATAAACAATATAGTTATTGCTATATTATGTAGGAATAATTTTCCTAACTCATTGAAAATAAATTAAATTCATTACTTTTGCTAATAAGGGTGCACATACTATATCTAGTTGTGCACCTTATTGTATATCATACACATATGTATAGCAAAAAATTGTTATAACATCACAATCTAAAAACATGAACGTTACTTGCTCAGCACAAACTTGTCCTGTAATATTAGATTCGACCTGCGTATTCTATGAAGGTCCTAATCTAATATGCTCTGGTATTAATACCAATGACAATCTTGAAACCATAATTGAAAAACTTAATGATGCCATCTGTGGCTCAGGACTATATGGTACTTCTGGTACCAGTGGTGCATCTGGTACTAATGGATCTAGTGGTGTCTCTGGGTCTTCTGGTACATCAGGATTAACAGGTTCTTCTGGTACCTCTGGTAAAACAGGAACATCTGGTACAAATGGTACCTCAGGTTCGTCTGGTAACAATGGTTCATCAGGCACTTCAGGTTCTTCTGGAAGTTCTGGATCTAGTGGTAAAGCAGGTACTTCTGGTACAGCTGCAACTAGTGGTACTGGTGGCAGTTCTGGTTCATCAGGTAGTTCTGGTACATCAGGATCTTCAGGTAGCTCAGCTTCTTCAGGTAGTTCAGGTTCTTCTGGTATCTCAGGTGATAGATATGCAACAATATCTAGTAGCACATTTACATTAGGTAGTGCAGGTTCTATTGTTGTTGGATTAGGCTTAGCTTATACAGCAGCACAGAACGTAATCATAGCATATAATGCAAGCAATCATCAAACCTCTGAGGTTATTTCTTATAATGCTTCAACAGGTGTTTTAACCTTTGCAGCTCCTACAGACGTTGTTGGTTCTGGAACATATTCAATATGGACAGTAAACCTAGCTGGAGCAGCAGGTGGTGATGGATCAAGTGGTACTAGTGGTAGTGCTGGAACCTCAGGTTCAGTTGGTACTTCTGGTTCTTCTGGTACATCAGCTTCTTCTGGTAGCTCTGGTACAAATGGTAGCTCTGGAACAGATGGATCTTCTGGAACATCTGCAACTGCAGGTACATCAGGAAGTTCTGGTAGTTCTGGTAGTTCTGCAACAGCAGGAACCTCTGGTTCTACTGGTACATCAGGTTCTGCTGGAACAAGTGGTACAACAGGTACCACTGGAACGAGTGGTACAACTGGAACAAGTGGAAGCAGTGGTACATCAGCATCTTCTGGTACTGTAGGAACTAGTGGAACATCTGGTAAAGATGGTTCTACTGGAGCAGCAATTGCTAACTGGTATGGTCAATGGCATTCAGCAACTACACAACAAGTTCTTGCTGCAGACACACCAACAGTTTGGTCTTATACTTTTACAGACATAGCATATGGTATTACATTAGTTTCAGGTACAAGACTTGAAGTGGCATACCCTGGACAATATGAGTTTGCTTTCTCAGCACAAGTTGATAAACAAACTCCTGGTTTAGCTACAGTATTTATTTGGTTAAGAGTAAATGGTGTAGATGAACCTAATAGTAAATCTTCTTTAGAATTGAATGGTCAAGAAGAAGAACAACTTCCATACGTAGGATATTTCTTAGATTTAGTAGCAGGTGATTATGTTGAATGGGTATTTGCTTCTTCTGATGCAACAGTTAGACTTAAGGCTGTCCCAGCAACAGCAACTCCTGCTAATCCATATAATTCTCCTTTTGCTCCATCAGTTATTGTTTATGCTAAACAAATTGGTGTAGCAGTGAGTGGTACTTCAGGTACCAATGGTACATCAGGAAGTTCTGGTACAAGTGCTGCAGATGGTACAGCAGGTACGTCTGCTTCTTCTGGATCTTCTGGAACTTCAGCTACTGCTGGAACAGATGGGTCTAGTGGAACTGATGGCTCTTCTGGTACTTCTGGATCAAGTGGAACTTCAGCATCTTCTGGATCAAGTGGCACATCAGCTACTGCTGGTACATCAGGTACAACTGGTACTGATGGAAGCTCAGGAACTGATGGTTCTAGTGGTACGTCTGGTTCTAGTGGTACATCAGGTTCATCTGCAACATCAGGTTCTTCTGGAACTGATGGTAGCTCAGGAACAGCTGGTACAGATGGAAGTAGTGGTACAGATGGAAGCAGTGGTACGTCTGGCACTGATGGCTCAAGTGGTACTTCAGCAAGCTCAGGTACATCAGCAACAGCTGGTACTTCAGGTTCTTCAGGAACAACAGGCACCTCAGGTACAACTGGTACTTCTGGTACAACAGGTACAGATGGGTCTAGTGGTACTGATGGATCTAGTGGAACAGATGGTAGCTCAGGTACAAGTGGCACTACAGGTACAAGTGGTACAAGTGCAACAAGTGGATCTAGTGGATCTTCTGGAACAGATGGTTCATCTGGCACAGATGGTTCTTCAGGTACTAGTGGTACAGATGGTTCATCTGGAACAAGTGGAACAAATGGTACTGATGGTTCATCAGGCACTGCTGGAACAAGTGGAACAAATGGTACTGATGGTTCTAATGGAACTTCAGGATCAAGTGGTACAAATGGTTCAAGTGGTACAGATGGCTCTTCAGGCACTGATGGAAGTTCTGGTACTTCAGGTACAAGTGCTTCTGCAGGTACTGCTGGTCTTTCTGGAACAAGTGGATCTAGTGGTACTACAGGTACAGATGGTTCAAGTGGTACTTCAGGTACAACAGGAACTGATGGAAGCTCTGGTACTTCTGCATCTAGTGGTACTAGTGGAACAAGTGGAAGTTCTGGCACATCTGGTACATCAGGTACTGATGGTAGTTCAGGAACATCAGCTAGTTCAGGTACAGCAGGTCTTTCTGGAGACTTATACAAAACAACATCTAGTAGTAGTTTAGCAATAGGAATTGGTACAAAAAATCTTACTGTTGGTACAGGACTTGCATATACTGTAGGACAGGCTGTAGTTATTGCTTATGATGGAAGTAATAGCATGGGTGGTGATCTTATTTCTTATGATTCTGGTACAGGTGCAATGTCAGTTAATATCACTGCAACTACTGGTTCTGGTACATACACAGCATGGCAAGTAAACTTAGGTGGTGCTGCTGGAGGTGATGGTACTTCTGGAACCTCAGGATCTAGTGGTACTACTGGTACTAGTGGCACTGATGGATCAAGTGGAACAAGTGGAACTGATGGATCAAGTGGAACTTCTGCTTCTTCAGGCACTTCAGGCACCTCTGGTTCTTCAGGAACAAGTGCTACGTCTGGAACATCAGGATCATCTGGTACTTCTGGTTTACAAGGTTTGGATGGTAACTTAGCTAGTTGGAGAATATCAAGTTCTACAGATACAAGTACAGATCCAGGCAGTGGTTTCTTTGCTCTTAGCAGTGGCTTGACTTGGGGTACAACTACAACAAGCATTGCTATTGACAACATATCTTATGACCCAGCAATTAACTTCTCATCTTACCTTGACTATTTACAACCTAACACAGTACTTAAGATAGTTAAGAATGATGATAAGAATACATATAAAATATTATTAATTACAGCAAGAGATCCATTGGAGCCTGGCTTTGAGCAGTTCTCTGTTTCACAGATTGCTTCTGCAGGTCCTGATCCAGATGCTAGTGATGTATTCTATTTTAACGTTATTGGTGTAAGTGGATCTTCTGGTACTGCTGGAACAAGTGCATCTGCAGGTACAAGTGGACAAGATGCTACATCAGGAACTGATGGTTCATCTGGTACTAGTGGAACCTCTGGTTCATCTGGAACTAGTGGATCAGCAGGTACAAGTGCATCTTCTGGTACTTCTGCAAGCTCTGGTTCAAGTGGCACAGCTGGAACATCTGGTTCTTCTGGAACTGCAGCGTCTTCTGGAACTGCAGCAACATCAGGAGAAACATCAGTATACTCAGGAACAAGTGGAACAACAGAAACCTTACCTCCTGCTTAATAAATAAATATGCCTTACAGTAATTTAACTTTTAATATTTCCCTGAATAAAGAGTTCAACACTAATGACTTTGTCAAAGTGGCTCATGATGGGAATAACTATATCACAGGAAGGGTTGTATCTTACAATCCTTCCACTGGTGCATTGGTTGTTGAACCTTATGAAGTTGTAGGTAGTGGTACTTACAGCAGCTGGAACGTTTCCTTAACAGGATTCAATGGTTCAGCTGGAACTTCTGGTTCATCTGGTACATCAGGAACAACTGGCACAAGTGGATCTACAGGTACATCTGGTACAGCAGGTACTGCAGCAACAACAGGAACAGATGGTAGCTCTGCTACTTCTGGTAGTTCTGGTGATGCAGGTTCTTCTGCAACTAGTGGAGACAGTGGTTCTTCAGGAACTTCAGCCTCTTCTGGTACAGCTGGAACAGCAGGAACAGCAGGATCAGATGGATCTTCTGCAAGTTCAGGTACAAATGGTACATCAGGAAGTACTGGTTCTTCTGGTACAAGTGGTGGAATAGGTACAAGTGGCAGTTCTGGAAACTCTGGTAGTACTGGAAACTCTGGTGCTAGTGGTGGAAGTGGAACTTCTGGATCAAATGGAGCAACTGGACCTCAAGGTCCAATAGGTCCCCAAGGACCTCAAGGTGCACAAGGTGGTAAAGGTCCATCAGGTGTAAATGGTGGTACAGGACCTCAAGGTGGTACAGGCCCAACAGGGGCACCAGGAGGAACAGGTGCAGCAGGTGCACCAGGACCACAAGGTCCAACTGGCCCTCCAGGACCTCAAGGACCCACTGGTGGTCAAGGTGGTACTGGTCCTACAGGTGGTGCAACATCGTATAATCAAAACTTAAATACTAATGGTAGTGTTGTATTTGGTAATTGTGCGATGCCTGCCAATGCTAATACTAGTAGTAGATTGTATGTTGGAAACTTTGGTAGACTAGTGTCATCTGCAAATCAAGGAGTTCCTTGGACAGGATATAATGATGGTTGGTATACAGTTGGTGCTTTAGGAGCAGCGTTTTTCTTTAATACATCTTCTAGAACAGCAAAAGAAAATATAATACCATTTTCTCCATCAGCAGTAGAAATATTGAATGAAGTAGATATAGTTTCATATAACTATGAAGTAGACCAAAATGATGAAGATACAAGAATAGGGTTCATAGCAGAAGATACTCCAACTATTTTATCTGGTAATAATAATGATAGAATGGACACAATTAGTGTTATTGGATTAGCTTTGAAATCCATTCAAGAAATAGATAAAAGAATAACCAACCTAGAAAATATAAAGAATAATGCCATCTAATATGACCTTTAACATAAATCCTGGACTAGCATATCTCCCTGGAGATAATGTACAACTTAGCCATGATGTTAATAACTATGTCATTGGTACTGTTGTATCATATAATCAAGGTACAGGAGTATTAGTAATTGCTCCAACTTTATCAAGAGGTACTGGTACATTTAGTACATGGACTGTTAGTTTAACTGGTGTTGTAGGTTCCTCAGGTACAGCAGGATCTGCTGGCTCTTCTGGAAAAGCTGGAAAGAGTGGAAGCTCTGGTAAAGATGGAGCTCCTGGTCAATCTGGTAGTTCTGGTAAAGCTGGTAGTTCTGGATCTGCTGGTACTGCTGCTACATCAGGCACTGCAGGTACTACAGGAACTGCAGGTACACATGGTCAAGCAGGTTCTTCTGGAAAGGGAGGAGAAAATGGTAAATCAGGAAACAGTGGTAAGTCTGGTTCTTCTGGAGCTGCTGCATCTAGTGGTAACTCAGGTGGGTCTGGAAACAGTGGTAAGTCTGGGTCTAGTGGAAATAGTGGAACAGCAGGTTCTAGTGGTAAATCAGGAGCAAGTGGTTCTTCAGGATCAAGTGGTAAATCAGGAGCAAATGGAGCAACTGGACCACAGGGTGCACAGGGTCCAATAGGAGCACAAGGTCCTACAGGTGCTGGTGGAACAAGTGGTGCACAAGGTCCTACTGGTGCACCAGGTCCAACAGGGGCACAAGGTCCAAGAGGTCCACAAGGTGGTACTGGTCCTCAAGGGGGTGGTGGTCCACAAGGTCCAACAGGACCAACAGGTGCAACAGGACCTACAGGTCCTCCAGGAGGAACAGGTCCACAAACTGTTTACAATCAATTATTGAACACAGATAGTAATGTTTCATTTGCTACTACAGGTAGTGCAGGAGAAGTATTTACTGCTTCAGATTTTAATGTTGCACCTGGAACTGGTATAGTTTCTGGAGGTAACCAAGGTATTGGATGGTTAGGTACTGGTAATTGGCAAACATTTGGAGCTTGCGGTTCTACAAACTTTTTCAGTACTTCTTCTAAAATATATAAAAAAAATATTCAACCATATTCTCCTTCTGCTGTAAAAATTATAAATGATGTTAACATTGTTTCTTTTAATTATATAGATTATGAGCATACTAAAGTTGGATTTATTGCAGAAGATACTCCAGTTGAACTATCAACAGAAAAACAGGATAGCTTAGATACAATGAACTCACTTGGACTAATATTAAAAGGGTTACAAGAATTAAATAGTAGAATAGATAAATTATAAAATAATTAAAATGATAGTTAATTACACATTTAAAATTTCAAGTTGGCATTTAATCCCACATATAAATGGGTTAGACAATGTTATACAAAGAGTAGATTGGGTTATTGTTGGAGAAACAATAGATGCCAATGGTAAAACTCATACATGGGACCATACTCAGACAACAACTATTAAATTTGATGATACTGCTGATTTTATTTCAGCTAATGAGTTAACTCCTGAAGTTGTTCAATCTTGGGTTTTTGAAATTGAAAATAGGAAACAAAGAAACATTGATTGGATTAAAGAAAACATTATTTATAAAAGACTTGATGAGAAAGTAAATCCAGCAATTGCAAAAATTGTAAAACCTTTTTGGGAGCAACAACAATAAATAAACTATGCCATACTCTAATATGACATTCACTGTCACCACAGGTTTAGCTTTTGTAGTTAATGACTTTGTTCTAATATCTGCTGTTGATACAACTACAACCACTACAACATCGCCTATTGTAGATTGTGTTGAGTTTGTAAACATTGAGGTAACAGGAGCAGGTAATGTAACTTATTTAGATTGTAATGGAAATCCACAATTACAAAATGTAGGAATAGGACCAGAAGTAATTGGAACATCATTATATTGTGTTCAATGGAGTACATTAAGTGGAACTGCAACGTTTACTATTGATAGTCTTGGTCCTAGTTGTACACTAACTACAACTACTACAACTACTACAATTAACACAACTACCACCACATCTACAACTACTGTTGCACCTACAACAACTACAACAAGTACAACTACTACAGAAGCACCTGTATATTACAATATATTAGATTGTGGAAATAGTTCTACTGCATTCTCAATATTATATGCTGCTGGAACATTTGCAACTAGTGAAAGATGTACTGCAGTTGCAAGTGGTTTCCCAACAAGAACAGTAATTATTATTGGTAGCACAACAACATTACCTGGTGGTCCTTTATATACATTAACTTCACAAGGCATATTTGGTTGCCCTTAATTGTTAAAATAAAAAAATTATGTCTGATAATTATATAATTGGTAGAGTTGTATCTTATAATCCCACAACTGGAGAACTAGTAGTTACTCCTTATGATGTAAAAGGGTCTGGTACATACAGTGATTGGATTGTGTCTTTAACAGGATTTAATGGAACTGCTGGTACAGCAGGTACATCAAGTATTTCAGATTCTTCTGGTACTGCTGGTACATCTGGCACAGCTGCTACAGCTGGTACAGCAGGAGAAAGTGATAGCTCAGGTACTTCTGGAACAACAGGAACTTCTGGTTCATCAGCTACTTCAGGACAGTCACAACCAACAGGAACAAGTGGTACAGCAGGAACATCTGCAGAAAGTGGAACATCAGCCACTGCAGGCACAAGTGCAAGCTCTGGTACATCTGCTGAGAGTGGAACTTCAGGTTCTAGTGGAACTTCAGGTAGTTCAGCTACAGCTGGTACATCTGGTTCTAGTGGCACATCAGGAAGCTCAGCTAGCACAGGAACAGGTGGAACCTCTGGTTCTTCTGGAGTGAGTGGTGTTAATGGAGCTACTGGTCCACAGGGTGCAGCTGGTGGTACTGGACCAACAGGTGCAACAGGATCATCAGGTGTAAATGGTCCTACAGGTGGTACTGGTCCTGCAGGAGGTACAGGTCCACAAGGCCCACAAGGATTTCAAGGACCACAAGGTGCAACTGGTCCTGCAGGTGGTCCAGGTGGTACAGGTGCTCCAGGACCTACAGGTCCACAAGGTCCCCAAGGTCCTACAGGTAGTAATAACCAGAATTTGAATTTATATGTACCAGCAACATTTAATTCAGTTTCAACTGGAGAATGGTATTCAAATACTAGATTTTATTGTAGTAATAATAGAGGACTCGTTGGACCATCACCAAGATGGACAGGTTATGGACCAGGTTGGTATACTTTTGCTGCTGTAGGCTCAGTATATTTTTTTAATCCTTCTACAAGAGAGATGAAAACAAATATTCAACCTTTTACAAAATCAGCTTTAGATATTATTGACTCTACAGAAATTGTGTCTTTTAACTACGAATTAGATGGGTTAGAAGATAATCAAAAAATTGGGTTTATTGCAGAAAATACCCCTGAAGAATTATCTACTAAAGGTCATGATAGAATGGATTATAATTCAACTATGGGTGTAATCATGAAAGCCATTCAAGAGTTAGATGCTAAATTAAAAATAAAAGAAGAACACTACAAATAACTACTTGTAGTGTTCTCCTCCTACCCATAATACAAAAGATCTTCTAATACCTTTTGTAACAGGTGTCACTCTATGCATCATATATGATGGAAAGATAAACACCAATCCTTTATCTCTTTGCACCTTTAATGCATTATTAGGATCTCCTCCTATAAAATATTCAAGATCACCACCTTCGTACTCTGAAGGATCTGATAACTGAACTGTTACAGATATTTTTCTGGTAGATAACATACCTGGCCCAAAGTCTTGGTGCCATCCATAATGCCCATTCTCAGTGGCATGATACTCTGTATATTGTACAGCGTCTAATACTCCAGTCAAATTAAAATTCCAAAGAGCATCATTTGCTTCTATTATCATTCCCATTAACTTATCGTACAACCACTCCCATTGTTGGGAAGGATGTATCCATTTGATTTGAGAAGATCTAACTGTAAGATCATTGTATTCATTAGAAGATCCTGTTTCTCCTGCTTTGAATGGAAGAAATGCAACGTCTGCATATATTTTATCTAGCTCTTCGTTAGAAAAACCTTCTTTAAAATAATAGTAGTTTTGAATATCTACTAACTTAGGGGGAAATATTATTGCGTTTTTCATATGTTTTATTTTATATTGTTAAATTCTATATAGTTTGGAATATCACTTGAGATACCTAATCTTCCTTCAAAATAAGAGTTGAAAGCTAAACTTACTCTAGTATAATTACCTGTTGTAAAAGGAACAGAATGAGACAAGTCTGAAGGAAATAAAACAATATCACCATTACTCACTTTAAAAGTTGTTTGTAATGAATTAAATTGATTCAAACTTCTAGGCTCTATGTATGTAGTTAATTTTCTATCTGAATGAAAACTAATCATATCATGTTCTTCTTGGGCACTTACATAAATTACTCCACTTACCATACTATTAGGATGATAATGTCGTTGATGTTCTTCTTTATGTTTAGTGTAATTTAACCAAGATTGTGTTATTTTTAATCTAAATTCATCACCATATAAAGGATCATAAACTTGTTTGCACCATTCCTTTAAACAACCTTCTGCAATTGCTTTTAAATGAACCATAACTGGCTCTTCTAGTATTCTTTTACTTTTAGTAGTGTTGTTACCTAAATAAATTTCATAAGGAGGAAGTGTAACATCTTTTTCTTTATTAAGAATAAATTCTATTTCTTCTTTTGTAAAATTTCTACCTATGTTGAATTTTAAAATAGGAGTTGGGAAAATTTCAAAGATTTCTAACTGCATATAATTTATTTTATTAGATTTAAAATTGATTCTACTTTTATTGATTTGTGACATTCAAAATGCCTAGGGGTATCTTCATGCTCAGGACACCAGTTCCAATCACCTTTGTTAAACTTAAACAGAGGATTATTCCAACAACTGTTACATACATTAGGATTAATTATACGTGTGCAGTTAGATATAAACTCATGACCAGCTTCTGTAAAGTTAGAGATCATTATAGTATGTTTACCTACAGCCCAGTTTAACCAGCTGATACCACTAGAAAGACCAATGTAATGATCTGCATGATACAAGTAACGCATTGCATTTTGTAATGATTTATCTTCTAATGTTTCTGCACCTAAGTCATCTGCTTCCTGTGACAGTTCAAACACTCTATATCCTTTTGTTTTTAATGCTTCTATTAACTCTTTCCAATAGTACCAATGTTTACATTGTGCTGTAGAACGTGTAGATATACAAACGTACTTATCAACTACAGGTCTTTCTCCTCGATCAAAAGCAATGCGTGGATGTATCTCTTCATATTCTAGTGCTAATATATTACTAGCTGCTTGTTGTAAAGGTATTGTTGCAGGATGTGTAGGTTCTTTATGTTCATCCCAAAACCAACCAAGTTCTACCATGGCTTGGATGTTATCTACTGTTACACCTCTGCCTACAAACTCTAACTCAGGATACACAGATTCAAACAGATCATTCTTAAATGTAGATACAATCACCTTACACTTATACTTCTCTTGAAATTCATAACAGTATGGTATCCAAGCTATACTATCACCAAGACTCTTAGATTCAAATACTATAAACACTCTCTTACCTGCTAGTTCATCTAGTAAGTTTACCTGCTTTACTATGCGTCCTTCATACTTGACAAACACAGCTATATCAGATAAATACTTTCTGTTAAGTCTAACCCAAGTTCCTGGTTTTAGTTTTATATTGTAGATAGTCTTGTTATCTTTTCTATCTACAAAAGTTACATCATATTCTCTGTTCTTACCATCGTCACTTAATAGTTCAAAGAATAAACCATTTACGTGGTGTAGTTTATAATTTATCATTTCTCTGTGTTAAAAAAGAATGTTTGAAATAGTCTACCATCTTCTAGACCTTTACCAAAGTAATCCAAAGATACGTGAAATAAATCACCTCTGTACATAATTAATCTATTATATACATTACCAATTCTATCTACCATCTCCCACTTAGTATAGTCTATGTGGTCTACATTTTGAGGTGCATTTTTATTTTCTTCATCTGTATGCTCTTGATATATCCAATTCTTAAGACCTGTAGCTTTATGTCTAAAGATACCTGTGCCTGCAGTTAAAGGAGCATCAGGAGTTAGATAACACACACCAGCCCAGTTAGTTGTACCATCACTATGTATCCAAGATCTATCCATAGCTGTAGTGTATTGGAATGCTCCAGAGTTAATATCTCCCCACCAAGTAACATCGCCTGCAAAAGGTCTGATTACATTCTGTATAGTTTCTTTGATGCTGTCATTAAAGAAAGGGACAGTTCTTTTACCAGGATAGTTACCTGACTCACCAAATTCTTGACTCAAAGCAAAAGCTCTCACCTCTTCTGGATTATTATAGAAGTCTGCTATTGATAACATTTCTACTCTCATAAGTTATTGTATGCGTTTATGTATAATTGTTTTGTTCTGTCTGATGTATATCCCTCATTGATCTTCAATACATTCTCATAGTATTTATGTAGTGTCTTAGCTACAAGATCCCAACTATAGAAATCACGTACAGCTATCATCTCTTGTCTTCTATGTTCATACGTATTAATTGTTTCTACAATGCCTCTGGTCACTTCTTTTACACTGATAGAAGGTAAAACCCACATACCAGAGAAGTGTCTTGCTCCTCTATACGTTCCTACAATAGGAAGACATGCACTAGCTGCTTCACATAATGTAAGGTTAGGATGTCCTGCTTCTAGCATAGATGGATGTAAGAATATAGTGTGTGTTTGATACAGTTCTCTAGTCTCTTCATCTGTAGGGTTTGTTAACTTTAAAGTTAACTTCTCATACTCTAATAGATCTTTATGCACCTCAAAGAACTTCTCATTGTTAGGATGACCAGCTATTGTAATAGGAAGTCCTAGTTCTTTAGCTGCTTCGATACCATATCTAAATCCTTTTCTATCAAAGCCTGAGTCACCTGCTAATCCATTGTTAGCTATCATCAATAATGCATGTGGTCTAGGAGCAGGATCATGACTAAAGAATTCTGTGTTAGCCCCATGTCTTAGATAGAACAACTTATCAGTCTCATTAAAATAGTCTATTAGATACTCAGCATGTGTGAAAGATACAATAGATCCTTTCATAGCTTCTAGGTTTTGCTTAAACACCCAGCTATCTTTACCATACCATTCTGTGTGGTGATCATGTAGAGAGTATACATAAGGTATACCTTTGTCTCTACAGTGGATAGCCTGGTTAGCAAGGTGTGCATGTACAATTGTATCAGGCCACTTCTCTAACTCATTCATGTATTTAATCTCTACAGTGTCTCCTAGTTTCTCAAGTCCTTGTTTGTATTCCCATATAAGTCTTTCTACAGCACCCCAACCATTTGGTGGTATGGTAATTAGTCCTGTAGCTACGTGTACTACTCTCATTTTCTAAATGTTTTATGTGTGTTATCAATTAAGGAGAAACCATCTGCTTGGGTAGTAAGTCTATTATGTACAATACCCATAGGATGTCCCATAAAGATATTGTTAAAGTATATATCAGCAGCATCCCACTTGTGCTTTCTAAGCACATCTTTTAACCATGGAGCAGTCTTAATAGGGAACATAATACATTGTAAACCAATCACATGATCAGTAACATACATTGTTTCATTCACTTCTTTCCTTACAGGAGACTGAGGCCAGCCATGTTCTAATGTATCTTTGTCTCCAAAAGACATAATGTCTATGTTGTTTGGTCCCAATAAGTGTGCACATTCCTCAACTTTTTGTACGAAAAAGTGTATGTCTGTCTCAATAATACAATCTCCTTCACATACAATCAAGTGATCACAGTCATGGAATTCCATTAGGATGGCATTCTTGAATGCTTCGTAGCATCCATAATGTGCTGGGGTAAGTGCAGTGCCATACTCTTGAACTTGCTGTTCATTGAAGAGTTCCATTGAAACGCATAGTGGTCGCATACAGTTGTGAGCTGGTGGTAAAGATCTATAGGGCTCGTTAGTGTGTAGGATATATTCCCATCCATGGTCTTTGACTCTCTCAAGGGATGCTCTACTTGCTTGTTCTCTTTCATCATTTAATGTAGTTTGTATGTGAACTAATTTGATCTTTGGTTTGTCTTTCTTCTTCCATTCAAACTTACCTGTGCTTTCATACATCTGTAAGTTGTCCTTAGTTAGTTTAAACTCTTCTACCTTGTAACATGTATCTCCATCATAGAAATCCATTCTTACATCAATAGGTTCTCCTTTGAATTCAAACTGATAAACAAGCTCATGGTTCTTAGCAGGTATGATTCTCTTCCACATGTAGTCTGCAATAGATACATAAATGTTTCTATAGTCTCTGTTATATGTAAAGAAATAGAACACATAAGTGTTTGGTTTTCCAACAACAGGGATGATAGAATAATACTCACTATTTGATGCTACACCTAACCCACTGTTAACCAAGAACGTATGTTTGTCATTAGTAACCACTTGCACGTCATTAGGATTGAAGCTAAAGATAACCTTTGACAAATAGTCTTCTAGATAGTTCTCACATCTTCTTCTCTTACATACTTCGTTCCATTCTTCTGGTGTACGCACATCATCAAATTCTTTTAAGAAAAACTCTGTGTCAAACACAATACCATTAGTCTGAATTCCCTTACCCTGTGGTGTAGGAAGTGTAGCAGCATACAACTTCTTATCTGTTTTGAATGCTTCATTCACTGCAGGTATGTCTTTAGAATCTAATACAACATCATATGTAGTGTAGAAGAATCTCTTGAATCCTAACTCTTTAGCAACCTTGGCACCATTAAATATATTAGTTAA